GTGGCGTGGGTGCCATGGCAGCCGGGGCGGGCCGGGGCGAGGGTGAGCTTGAGAGCATCCTCGCGGCCGCTGAAGCCCGGCGCCGTCAGGAGGCCATCGAAGAAGCTCTGCGCAGCGGCTCCATGGAAGGGCTCAAAGCCTTCGTGAAGGTATGACGCCGGAGTGAACATCCGCGCGACCATCCGGGAACTCCTGCGGCCCGAAGCCAAGCGCGAATACTGGGACCGCATCGGCTACACGCCCCATGCGGGCCAGATCGCCTTCCACGACTCCACGGCGCGGTTCAAGACCAACACATGTGGAAGAAGGTACGGGAAAACCGTGAGTGGGGTCCGCGACATCGGATCCCTGGTCTACATCCCCGATCTCTACATCTGGGTGGTGGGGCCGACACAGGGGCTCGCGGTCAAGGAGTTTCGCCTCTTCCAGCACGATCTACGCATCCAGCAACGCAAGGGCCACCTGAAGCTGGAGAAGGACGTTCTGGACGTCATCGGCGGCCGCTACCTGCTCAAGGTCCGCAACGGGGCCACCATCGAGGTCCGCTCCCAGGAGAAGGAAGACCAGATGGTCGGCGAGGGCGTGGGCGCCGTCATCATGGCGGAAGCCGCGCGCCTCAAGCCCCACATCTGGACGGAACTTATCCGACCGACACTTGGTGACTTCCACGGGGTGGCGGTCTTCTCCACCACGCCTCGAGGCCGCAACTGGTACTACGACCTGGTGGAGAAGGCCAAGGAATCGTCTCAGTGGGCCACCTTCCAGAACCCCTCATGGACAAACCCGGTGATCTACCCCGGCGGCCGCAACGACCCGGAGATCATGGAGCTGGAGGAATCTCTCCCCAAGGTGGAGTTCGCCCAGGAGATCGCCGCGGACTTCACTACGCACGCCGGGCTGGTCTATGAGGAGTTCGACCCCGACGTTCACGTGCAGCGCTTCGAGGTGCTCCCGGACGTGCCCTTCACGGGCTGGGTGGACCTCGGTTTTTCTGATCCGTTTGTCTGCCTCTTGGTCCAAGTGACTCAGGAGGGCCAAGCCTTTATCCACGACGAATACTACTTCCAGCGCATGACGCCTGCGGAGCACGCGGCCCGCCTGGAGGAGTGGTTCGATCGTCCCGGCTCGGCCCATGCCAAACCCGAAGTGCTCTACTGCGACCCGCGTTCCCCGGACGGTATCAAGGACTTGAAGATCTTCGGCTGGGAGGCCAAGGCCGCGCCCTCGCTCGATCACCGCACTCAGTCCGACAACCCGGTCATCGTGGGCATCAAGGTCGTGAAGCGGCTGCTCAAAGTGCAGAAACTTCTGGGTGCCCCCGCCATCCTCGTGCATCCGCGCTGCAAGATGACCATCAAGGAGTTCGGCACCTACGAATGGGTGAACAACCAGCCGGACCCCAAGAACAACACGCATTGCCCAGACGCGATCCGCTACGGAGTTTTGTCTCAAATCGCCCGCAACCGCCCCGGCATCGACATCGACGATGAGGAAGAAGAACCCGACGAGGAAGCCGTCCTCGGCAAGGACGACGACCTCGACGAAGACTACGACTCCGACGAACCCTATGCGATGCAACGTCTGCGCGAACGCGCAAGGAGGTAGCCATGGTCGCGCTCGCCGCCCTCATCGGCCTCTGTGGCTTGGCTCTCTGCTTCTTGGCGGGGCCGCTCTACTTCGGCGAGGTCCGCAAGGTCATCCGAGGCCCCGAATACGTGCCCGTGAAGGTGCTGGGAGCGGCTGTGCTCTTCGCCTTGGGCTTGACGCTACTGGGGGTGACAGCATGGCTTTCCTCGACCTTGTAGGTCTACTCACGACCCCCGTGGCGGTCGTGGGGCGCGGGGAACGTGGGCCTGACCGCAACCGCTATGAACCGGGGCTCGACTCGGGGCAACCGTTCCAACCGATGCCCTCTGCGGCCATGCCTTCCTCCACGACCTTCCAGGAGGCCGCTGAGAACCTTTTTACGGCCTCCTACGTGACCTATGCGTGTGTGCGTGCCTACTCCGACGCGCTGGCGTCCATGCCCCTCAAGGTCTATGAGCGCGATGGGCTGGACCGTGAAGAGGTCACCGAAGGAGACGTGATCGACCTCTTCGACCAGCCCAGTCCCCAGCAGGATGGCTTCGAGTTCATCGACGCGCTGGTGCATAGCCTCCTCATCGGTGGGGAGGGTCCGGTCGAACTGGTCAAGAACATCCTGGAGACCCGCATCGTGCAGATGCTGCTCATGCGGCCCGACCGCTTCGGACCCATCGTCAACCAGCGCGACGGCCTCGTCGGCTATCAGTACGTGGTCGGTACCAGCGGCACCGGCTACGATCCCGACGAGATCCTCTTCTACAAGTTGACCAACCCCACCAATGAATGGCGGGGCTTGTCGCCCATCACGGCGGCCCGCCTCTCGATCGAGACGGAACTTGCCGCCGCCCGCTACAACCGCAGCTTCCTCGCGAACGGCTCGCTCCCCGGCGGCGTCCTCGAAACTGACCAGGATCTGCTCAAGCGCGAGCGCAGGGAGATCTCGGGCGAGTGGGAAGCCGTCCACCGTGGGGTCAACCGTGCCGGTCGGGTGGCCGTGCTGGACAAGGGTCTGAAGTTCAACGGCGCCTCGCTCTCCCAGAAGGATGCCCAGTGGCTGGAGGGCAAACAGGACGCCCGCGCCTCTGTCTGTGCGGCATACCGCATCTCCCCGGTCGTCCTGGGCATAGAGGGGAGCAGTAACCGCTCCGAGGCCGAGGCGGCGTGGCAGGCGTGGTACAAGGGGCCGGTACGGGCTCTGGCGCGTCGTATCGAGTTCAAACTGACGCACGTGGCCCAGACCTTCAACAAGAAATACTTCGCCGCCTTCTTCATGGACGAGATGCTGCGGCCGAACTTCGCGCTCCGCGCCGAGGCCGGGTCCAAGGCGTGGTGGATCACTCCCGACGAGAAGAGACAGTGGGAGAATCTGCCCAAGCTGCCCACGGAGCAGCAGGGCGACAAGATCTGGGTGCCGGTCAATATGTCGGCCGGTGGCACCCCGGTGAACGAGGTGGCCCCGCCAACAGGTCCAGTTCCACCGCAACTCGCTCCCTACGCCGGGAAGCCCCCTCAGGGCCTGCTAGAGCCCCCGAAACCCGATGGGAATGGAAAGGTACCCCCGCAGCCGCCCGCGGCCCCAGAAGGCCAAAAGACGGCGGTGGTGCGCCCTTTTGGTCGCTGAAGTCTGATCCCTCCGGTGACGCCGACGCCGAACGCGAGCAACTCGCCGTCCTTCTCGCCTCGCTGCTCATGTGGCAGGCATACAGTGTCATGCAGTCGCTTGTCATGCTCGAGGCGACCTGGGAGGCCGACCTTCTGATCGACGCCGACGCGCTGGCCGCCGCCGCCTTCAACATGGAGGTGGAGATGGCCGCGCTGCAGCGGACCATCCGCCCCTTCCTCAACACCACGGCCGGCCGCGCCATCACGAGCATGACCCGCGACTACGGCATCGGTGCGGACGTGACCATCGACACCGACTTCATCCGCGAACTCCTCCAGGCTCAGGAGAGCCGTTTTGCCGCCGACGTGAGCGCCACCAGCGTGCGCGGCATCCGCGACCAGATAGCTGAAGGCATCGCCCGCGGCGAAGGTCACTACCAACTGCGCGAACGGGTCCTGGCGTACTACGAACGGCAATCGGAGTGGCGGGCCGGGATCGCGGCGCAATACGAGTCCGGGACCGCCTTTGAGGCCGTGCGCGAGGCGCTGGCGATGCGGCAGGGCATGACGCACAAGGCTTGGAACGACATGATGGATAACAGGGTGGAGGCGCGCTGTCGTGCCAACTCCAATGTGGGCAGCATCCCTATTGACCAGCCCTTCCCAAGCGGGCACATGCGGCCGCTTTGCCACGTCGCGTGCCGCTGCTGGTGTACCTACTCCGCCGAGTGACGGCGAGAACAAAGGAGGCAGATCATGCTCATCGAGGTCAAGACCTCGCCGCCACAGGAGTTCAAGGTGGACGTGGATGCAGGCACGTTCGAGGGCTACGCGGCGGCCTACGGCAACATCGACGAGGGCAACGACCGCATCTTGGCCGGGGCCGGCGCCCATATCGGACTGGCCAACCCCACGCTGCCCATCTACTTCAGCCACGGGTGGCTGCAGAACGAACGCCCCATCGGCAAGTCCTTGTACTTTGAGGACCGGCCGCAGGGCCTCTTCACCAAGGGCAAGATGTTCGACACTCCCGCCGGGTCCGAAGTGCTCATCGGCATGCGCGAGGGTGTCATCGGCGCCATGTCCATCGGCTACACGGTGCCCGCCGACGGCAAGCGATTCGTGAAGGAGGAGGGCCGCACGGTCAGGGAGATCTCCAAGTTCAACCTGAACGAGTATTCCATCTGCGCTACCGGCTTCGCCATGAACGACCGGGCACTCATCACTACCGTCAAGGGCGGCCGGCTCATGGTGGCTGAGGCGTTCGCCAAGACCACGCGCATCGACGGGGCGGTCACCGCCGGCGCGTTGGACACTGCCCTTCAGGAGGCTCTGCGCGAGGTCTACCCCGGTGCCGATTACGTGTGGGTCCGGGACCACTCGGCCTCTGCCGTGCTCTACCTTGTGGAGAACTACGACACCGAGCAAAGCACCCTCTACCAGCAGGGCTACACTGCCGATGCCGACGGGTCCGTCACCCTTCTGGGTGATGCCACCGAGGTGGAGGAGCAGACCACCTACACCCCCGTCACCGGCAAGGCGACCGGCAAGACCGACCTCACCGACGCCCTGATCCCCTCCAAGGACTACCGCGAACTCCGCGGCTTCGTGGAGAAGGCCGACCCCATCGCGCTCCTCTTGGACGAGGCCACCTACCTCAACGAACTGACCAAGAGCCTCAAGGCCGAGGGCCGCGAGGATGAGGTGCGGCAGGCGCTCCAGGAACTCGACTCGGCGGCGCTCTTGCTCAAAGGCATCTGCGCCGTGAACGACATCGAGATCGAAGCGGACAACGACATCCTCGCGCTTATCCGCGCGACCACGCAGAACATCCACGCGGCCAGCCAAGCGCTGTCCACGTAGACATACGATCCGGACGAAAGCTCCCCAACCAAACCCGCCACGAGCGGGTTTTTTGTTACCCAGGAGGTGACATAGCTCATGTTGCAAGAAGAACTGAAAGACGCGATGGCCGAACTCGCGGGAGGCGTTGCGACGCTGACCACGGCGGTCCAGGAAGCCAAGGCCCAGTTCAAGGAAGGCGCCCCCGGCGATGTGCAGGAGAAGCTACTGCGGATCGCCGATGACGTGGCCAAGGTATCCGACGCGGTCCGTCGCATCGACGAAGCCCCGATGCTGAAGCGCGCTTTCGACGTGGAAGGTTCCGTCGAGACGAAGAAGATGGCGTTCGAGCGCAAGCTCCAACTGCCGTCCCTGGTGACCAAGGACGAGAACCTGAAGCGTCTGTTCGAACTCCAGGATGTCCTCGAGATCATGCGGTTCGTGAAACGCATGGACGCTCGCTTCGACATCCGCGCCACCAAGAGCTACGCCGAGATCCAGCAGATACTGGCGGCCGAAGGTGTGAAGGCGTCCTACGTTGGCGGGTCCGGCACCGGTTCCGAGTGGATTCCCACCGGCTACAGCCCGGACCTCATCATGAAGTTCGAGCTTGAGCGCCAGGTCGCGGCTCTCTTCACCATCGTGACCATGCCCAACGATCCGTTCAAGATCCCGGCGCAGACCGCTCGGGCCCGCGCGTACCTGAAGGGCCGTCTGTCCAACCCGACTCAGTCGGAGTCCACGACTGACGACATCACGCTGTCCTGCCATACCATCGCGGCCTACAGCACGGTGGCCTACGAGGTGGAGGAAGACGCCATCATCGCCATGCTGCCGTTCATCCGCCAGGACCTGGCCCAGGCGCTGGCCGACGGCGAGGAAGACGCCCTCATCAACGGCGACGACAACGGCACCCACATGGACTCGGACATCACCGGCCCCTCGGCCGCTGCCGACGTCCGCAGTGCCTGGGACGGTCTGCGCAAGATCGCCCGGGACGGGTCGGACACCTACGACATGGGTACCCCGACCACCGAAGGTCTGCGCTACCTGCGCAGCATGATGGGCAAGTACGCCGTCTCCGTGCGGCGCCTCGCCTATCTCGTGTCCCCGGTCGGACTGATCCACATGCTGGGCCTCGACGAGGTCATCACCATGGAGAAATACGGCCCGAACGCGACCGTGGTCACCGGGGAATTGGGCCGGTTCGACGGTACTCCCGTCATCCCCACCGGCTACCTGCGTGAAGACATGAACGCGAGCGGCGTGTACGACAACTCCACCAAGACCAAGACCGGCATCGTCCTGCTCAACACCAACGGCTTCGTGCTCGGTCGCAAGCGCTCTCCCATGATCGAGTCCTTCCGCGACATCGTCGCCGGTTCGGACGAGGTCGTGGCGAGCATGCGCGAGGACTTCCAGTCCCGCTACCCGTCCACGGAACCCGTCGTGGTCTACGCCTACGACGTGCCGAACACCATCACCGTCGGCTCGTAAGGCACGGGAGAGGAGAACCTCATGCTCATCACGATTCGAGACACCTATCGGGGCTACGTGCTCAACAGAGTGCTGGAGCCGGGTGAGCATGAGGTGCCCGACTCCATTGGCGAGTACCTGATCGAGAACTTCCAGGGCCCGCCCTTCTTCGTCCGCCGGGTGGAGAAGTCCCCACCCATCGAGACGAAGCCCGCCATGAATCTGGAAACGAAACCGCGTCTCCCTGAACAGACGAAGGCGGACCCGGTGCTCAAGCCCCGGCCCATCCCCAGACCGAAGGTGAAACCGTGAGCGACATCGTGACGCTGGCCGAGGTGACAGACTTCCTCGGTGGAGCGGGCACGACGCGACCGACACACCTTCAGCGCTGGATCACCGGCCTGTCCGCGTTCGTCCGCAGATACATCGACGCCCCCTTGGAGACGGAGAGCTTCACCGCGAGTCTGGACGGTTCGGGCGAGGCCACCTTGCGCCTGCCCTACTGTCCGGTGATCTCGGTCGAATCTCTGACCGTCGACGGGAACGACGTGGACCTCGACAACGTGCTCGTCTACGACCACGGCGAACTCTACTGCGCGAGCGGGTTCCCCGCCGGGCGGCAGAACGTCGTCGTGGAGTTCCACGCCGGCAACGGCGATGACGTGCCTGAAGACATGAAGCTCGCCTGTCTGCTCATCCTGGAGCAGGCCGCGCAGACCAGTCTCCTCCAACAGGCCACCCGCGGGGAGTACGCCTACGTGTTCGCCCCTACCAAGTGGCCCAAGGACGCTCGAGAAATCATCGAGTCGTACCGGAGGAAGCTATGAGCGTGAGGTATGTCCGCATCACCAGCCCTGCGGCAGTGCGGATCAAACTGCGCGCCGCGGTGATCCCGGTACTCAGGAACGGGGCCTATCGTGTCGAGGCCGACTGGAGGAATGCCATCCCTCACGACTGGCCCGGGGTGGACGGACATGTGACCGGCAACTCTGGCCGGTCCATCACCACCCACTTCCCCACCCAACTCGAGGCGACCGTCGGGACGACCCATCTCCCGGCCAAGGTTCTGGAGACGGGCGCGCGAGCGCATGTCATCAGAGCCAAGAAGTGGCGCCACGGGTGGATCAGACGCAACACGTCCGCGCTCGTCGCATGGCCCGCATCGCGCGGCGGTGCCGGTCCTCCCGGCAAGTGGCGCGTCCGCAGAGAGGCGCACCACCCCGGGGTCAAGTCCCGTAGCTACGGCTACTATGCCCTCCTGCATGTGCGCGGCTTTCTCGACAGGCAGTTCGCCGCAGCCATAGCGAGCTTGTGATGAAGGGCGAGACGCACAGGCACATACTCGAGTACTTGGCAGAGGTGCTGATGGCCGACATGCCGGCCAAACTGGCCGTCGTCCGCGCCGCGCACCGCGACGAGACGCTCCCCGACATCAAAGCCGTCTACATCAACGAAGAGGATGCCAACAAGATCGTCCTCACGCCCTGTGTGGTGATCTTCTCCGGTGGCCCGGTCGTACTTGAAGCCATGACTGAAGCATACCTCTGGGAATACCCGGTGGACATCTGCGCCTTCGACGTGCCGACGCCCGCCGGTCTGCCCGCACTCCACAATCGCCTGTATGCCTACCAAGGCGCACTGACCGATATCCTGTTGACCACCTATGGCTACGCAGCCGGTTACTGGGATGAGATCAGGCCCCTGGAGCCGGTAGACCCCCAGATGCTCTATGAACGCTTCGGCGACATAGGCCGCGCGGAGGGCTATCGGTTCGGGATCCAGGTGCCCCTCAGTTACCCGTGACGAGGAGGTGATCCTGCAATGGCAGTCGTGCCTGAGTTGCGTACCTTCACCCTCAAGGATCCCGAGGGTATGGAGGTCAACGAACTGACCTCCACGGTAGGTGGCCGACGCAAGACGTTCCGGTTCCCCTATGCCACAAACGACCAGCAGGAGATCGCGTTCCTGCTGTTGAGAGGCGCGCAAGCGCGGCGGGTTGTGGCCCGCCTCGAGCGCGTTCCCATGCAGCCAAGCAACGATATGCCTCTGGAAGGAGGTGGACAGTGAAGTTCAACAGTGCCTATTTCATGTTCGCGTTCCAGGAAGAGAAGGACGTGCCGGCGCCGACACCGCACTACGCGCTCCGACTCCTCTCTGGGACCAGCATCGGCCCCGACCGAGCCATCCAGACTGTGCGTACCGCCGAGGGCGAGCGCGCCGCCGATGGTATCAGCGTCATCGGGGAGATGGGTTCCGGCGGGACCATCAACTTCGTGGCCCAACCCAAGAACCTCGCGGCCGTCCTGTACGGTGCCTTGGGCGCCCTCGAGTCCTCTGGTGTCGCCAACCCGTTCACCCACGCGGTCACGCCTGACCAAGCAGGGAAACCGCTCTGGATCACCGGGTGGCTGAAGATCGACACCATCAACATGGTCATCCCCAACCTGATGATCAACACCCTGAAGCTGACCACGTCCAGCGACAAGCGTCTGTTCACGGGTGAGATGGTGTTGATGGGCGCCGGGGCCGTGCAGAACAAGACCTCGCCGCCGGCCATCCCGGCGACCAAGGAAGCCGTGGCCGAGATCTTCTCCTGGGACATGGCGAAAGGGACGTGGGAGCTTGATGACGCCACCGTCGGCTACATCAAGGCCTACGAACTGAACATCAACAACAACCTCACCGGGATCCCCGGCGAGGACTACTTCTTCTACGACATCCAGGAAGGGCCGCTCGACCTGGACTACAAGGCCACCATCACCATCATCGAGGCGGCGCAGTACAACCTCCTGGTGTGGGGTACGGCGACACCCGCCAACGATGCGGAACCCGAGGCGGCCATCTCGATGGGTTCCTTCGCTGCCAAGTTCACCCAGGAGGACAGCCCCGAGTGCTCGGTCGCTATCGATGTGGTGGAGAGCCAGTACCGGAACGCCCTGCCCAAGCTCAATGTCGACCCCGACGGCAAGCCTCAAGACCTCGTTCTCGAGGCGCGCTGCACGGGTTCCGATCCGAAGATCACCCTGACCGTCAAGAACGCGCTCGCGAACTACGCCATCGGGAGCTAAGAGGGCGTCGACCCTGTAGTCCCAACCTTTCCCTCGGCCTTCGTGGTGCCTCTCCCGTGTCATCACGGGGGCCGGGGGGATTCACAGAACACGGGAGGTATCTGTCATGATCGTCAAGCGTAGCTTGAAGAACAGTATCGAAGAGGCAACCCTGATCTTCACCGACATCCCCGACATGAACGAGGGGTACAACAACCCCGATGGAACTCCACGGACTTGGACGATACGTCCGCTCACGGTGGCCCGGGAACATGCGGCCGAACGTGCGCGGCTGAAGAACACCGACTACCTACAGAAACTCATCGCGACGAACCAGTTGCGCTGGAAAGCTGTTGAAGAGGGCAAAGTCGTCACGCCAGACGAGGCCGCCGAGCGTGAGATAGAGGACATCGACCCTCTTGCCACTGCCGAGCAGTGGGCGCCAATCGTGTCCGCGATGGTGTGCGAACCTGAACTTGATGCAGATGACCTCATCGAGAACTTCTACGGGGTCACCCTTCGGCAGGTAGGAGAAGAAGCGGAAGCTTTTTTCCGCGAGGGACCGGCGAAGGCGAAGGCGAACCGGGAAGCGCGCAGAGCGGCCCGGTAGAAGAACGCGACCCTCCTACCGAGGAGGAGATCGAGCGCAGCCTGTGCCGCATCGCGCGCGGCTACGCCATGCCCCTCGGGCGCGTCCTGCGTTCTGAGTCGGCCGGCGACATACAGACGATGAGCAGACATCTGCCGCGGCTCCAGATCGAAGAGGCCGAGATGCTGGCCGACATGATCGCGCAACGCATCACCCGGTCTGCCATCGAGATCCTCAAGGTCGTGGGCATCCTGCAAGACCGGCCAGAACCAGCAGAGGACTCAGAAGACCTCACACCGGAAGAGGTAGCGATCCTCCGCATGGCCGAGGAACAGCTTCATAGCGACCCGTTCAGGAGGTGAACCCTTGCCCACCCAAGGTGGCCGCCTAGAGTACGTCATCAGCGTCATGGATCAGCAGGCCTATGCCGCGTTGCAGAAGTTCGACCAGACTATGGCCGCACACGGTCAGAACCAGCAGAAGGCCTGGGGCAACGTCGGAAACTCGTCCACTCAGGCGGGCAACCAGATCTCCAACAGCATGAAGACGGCCGGGACCGCGGTGGAGAAGCACGGCCGGGACATGCACACCACCCTCGGCATGCTCGAGTGGCGTCTCAAGTACCTCGCCATGTCCACCACCATCTACGCCGGTATGGCCGGGATCGGTGCGCTGACCGCGGCATTCACGGCCGCGACCGTATCCGGTATCCAGTTCGACGCCATGATGGAGCAGTCCACTATCGCCATGACCTCCATGCTGGGGTCCGTCTCTGCCGCCTCGGACATGCTCAGTGGCCTCTACGCGATGGCCGCGAAGTCCCCCTTCAAGTTCCCCGAGTTCGTGACCGGCGCACAGCGGCTCATCGCCTACGGTGTCGCGGCCAAGGACGTGGAGAAGACGCTCAAGGCCATCGGTGACGCCACGGCCGCCGTTGGCGGCTCCAGTGAGGTCTTCAACCGTATGTCGTTCTCTATCGGGCAGATGGTGTCCATGGGCAAGATCACCGCCCGTGAGATGCGTGAGATCGCCATGGCCGGTGTCCCTGCCTGGGACGTGCTCTCCAAAGCCATGGGCAAGAGCGTGGCCGAGCTTCAGAAGATCTCGGAGACTAGTGGCATCGCGGCCGACGTGGGCATCCCCGCCCTCATCGCGGGTATCGAGGCGCGCTTCGGCGGCATGATGGAGAAGATGTCCGACACATGGTCGGGCCTCACCACCACCACCGCTGACCAGTTGAAACAGATGGCCGGCATCGCCGAGGCCGGGATCTTCGACACGCTCAAGGACAAGCTCAAGGGGATCCGCGATTGGCTGTCGGCCTTCAACGCCGAGGCCAAGAGCATCGGCTTCATGAACGCCCTCAAGAACGAGGCGCCCGGGGTCTACGATGCCCTCCGCACCATCCAGTCGTCCCTGGACGCTCTGGGCGACGTGGCAGAGGCTGTGGGCAAGGGCTTCAGCCTCGCCATGACTGGGGGCATCCTGCCGTTCTTCGCCAAGCTTGGTCTGGGGGTCTTGATCATCTCCAAGGTCGCGTCAGGACTCGTGGCGCTCAAGAACGGCATCGTCGGCCTCACCGTCGTCAAGACCATCACCCAGGCGTGGGCGGCGTACACCGGGGCCGCTCTGGTGGCGACCGAGACTACCGGGGCGCTCGGGGCCGCGATGAGCCTGACGACGGCGAGCATGAACAGTGTGGCGATCACCACGGGTGGCGTCACCCGAGCCATAGCTTTGACGTACCCGGCTATGGGGGCTATGGGTGGCCGTGCGGCGGCTATGGGGGCCGCGATGGCTGGGGCAGGCACCAATGCGGCAGGCCTCGGAGCGGGTATTAAGGTTCTCGGTGCGTCCTTCTACGCACTCATCAACCCGGTCACCCTTGCGATCGCCGCCATCGCGATGATCGGCTATGCCTACCAGCAGGGCAAGAAACACCAGGAAGACCTTACGGCTCAGACCAACGCCCTAGTCAAGTCCACCCAGACGCTCGCGGAGAGCATGGGCGGCAACTGGGGCGCGATCGCCATCGCTCAGTACAACGGGGTTACCCAGGCATCGTCTGAGTTCCTCACCAAGAACGATGCTCTCATCCAGCAGATCAAGAAACTGAAGGATGATGTCGCCGCGGCCGGCGCCAAAGCCATCGAGATCGCGTACCAGATGCAACTCCACGGCATGGCCCCCGAAGAGATCGCGGCGACTGTCCAGGCACTGTTCGACGCCGCCAATGTCACCCTGCCGGTGAAGATCGGCAGTGCCGCCATAGACACCGAAGCGGTGGTGGAAGCGGCCAAGGTAACGGCAGCCAAGATCAAGACCGAGTTCGACGCGGCGTTCGAGGCGCGACAGAAGGAACCGCGCAATGCGGTGGCGCGTGAGCAGTACCTCCAGGCGAAGGTGCTAGCGGACGCTGAGAGCAGAAGTCTTGGCATCATCGCCGCCGAGGGGTTCACGGCAGGGTACATCCCAGCTATCGAGGCACTCGCCAGTTCTCCTGACTTCCAGATTGGAGCGCGCGCCTTCGCCGAGATGCTCGGTGACACGACTTTGGCGAAGGGCAAGTTCAAGGACATGGCCGACTTCATGCTGCAGTCCCTCGGGTCGAGTTCCGTGAAACTGCACGAGTTCGCCGAGGTCTACCGTGATGCCCTGGCCGGCGGGGATGCCAAGAACGCGACCACCTTCGGGCAAGGCCGGTCGGCGGCAGACGCCTTCGCTTATGCCATCGCGGAGATCACGCGCCGGCAGAACCAGAGTACCGCAGCCACCGACGCGGCGGCCAAGGCTCAAGAAGACCTCAAGAACGCTATCGATGAGGGCACCAAGGCCTGGGTCAAGGAACTCGAGGCTCAGTACGACATGGGTGGGGCCTACAACAAGGCCCTCAAGGCCAAGCAGGATCAGTTGAACGACGAGGCCGCAGCCACCAACGCGGCCAACCAGAAGGCCGCAGACGCGCAGAAGAAGGCCGTCGACAAACAGGCCGACGCGGAGATCGCCGCCATAGAGAAGGTCAAGGATGCGCGTCTTGCCGACCTCAAGGCCCAGGAATCGGAGTGGCAGAAGAAGGCTACCTTCGGCGCGATCGCTACTTTCGACCTGGGCGGGGCTATTGCCGCCGCCCACATCAAGACTATCCAGGACGAGGAGAACGCGATCACCGCCCAGGCTGACGCCGAGAAGGCGGCAATCCAGGAACGTGCGACCGCGCAGAAGGACGCCATCGAGGCGATCAAGGTCACCGCCGAAGAAGCGGCGTTCACCATCGGGGAGATGACCCAGACCTGGGCCGACGCCGCGACCGCAGCCGGCAAGTACGTTGTCAACATGACGCACCTGCCCCCCGACATCCAGGCTGCCATCCTCGCATCCGGCCTCACCGCCGAGCAGAAGCAGACGATGGCCGAGGAACTGATAGCGGGGTCGCAGGAAGACCAGGACCGCGCCTTCGGGATACTCCGCGACATGGCGACGAAGCGCAGTGAAGAGACGGCGACCGCCCTCGCCACATACGATGCCGAGATGAGCGCCCTCGCGGGTACCGCCGGCCAGCACATCGCCGACGCGCTTGTGACCCAGTTCAACGCCGGTACCGCCGCCATCGACGCGGCCATCGACGGGGTCGGGGTGTCCCTGGCTAGAGCCTTGAACACCATCCTCAAGGCCTTCGGCGCCCAGGAGATACCCATCGTCAACACCGATAACCGTATATTCAACAGTCCAGACTGGAGTCCGAACGTCCCGTTGGCGCAGGGTGGCATCATGCTGCCCACCCAGGCGGTCATCCAGCCGGCCGTCAGCCCCCGCGGCCTCGTGCAGTGGGCCGAACCGGAAACGCATGGTGAGGCCTTCATCCCCCTGGCGCCCGACCGGCGCAGTCGTTCAGTCAACATCTGGGCGCAGACCGGCCGCATCCTGGGCGTGTACGCTCGGGGCGGGATACGTGGATATGCCGGTGGGGGCTTCAACGACTTCACGGGCGGGGCCACTCCGGTCACCTTCACCCCCGAGCAAGAGGCCGGGTTCGCCGCGGCCTCGGCTGCATACGCGCGGGCCTCGGCGGCCGCGAACGTCTACGCCGCAGAGCTTGAGAACCTCAAGGCCCGTGGCGCATCTGCAGCAGAGCAACAGGCTGCGCTGAACAAGCAACTCGCCGCGCTCGAGGCCCAGAAGGCCGCGAATCAGGCGCTGTACGACCTGAAGAAGGCCGGGGGAGCGACCGACGAGCAACTGTCCTCTCTCAGGGTGGACATCCTCGCCCTCGACACCCAGATCGCCAGTCTCAACCCGGTCATGGACGCCGCGGCCGAAGCGACCCGCTTCTGGGGCGCAGCCGCCGCGCAGACCGCCATGCAGATCCAGATCCTGGCCGACGCATCCGGTTCAGCCGCGCAGCAGCTGGCGCTACTGCCGGTCCTGATGCAGCAACTGGGCCAGCAGTTCGAGGCCCAGATGGGCCAGATGCGGAACGCCGCCACCCCCGAGGCTATCCAGGGTTATGCGGCAGCCGCGCTCTCGTCGCTCACGGCCATGTTCAACGCCTCGAAGACGGCGCTGCAGAACGCGCTCGCCGAGACGAACAAGGCCATCGACAGCGCCCAAGCGGACTGGAACGCGGCCTGGACCGAGCGTGGCGTTGCCATGGAGGTCGAACTCAAGAAACAAGAAGCGGCCATCAACGCGCACTATGCCGCGCTCAAAGCGGCCAACGACAAGCGCGTGTCGGACCTCAGCGATTCTCTGAACGATGAAGTCAAGGCGCTCACCAAGTTCTACGACGACCAACTCTCGCTCATGGACTCAAATGACCGGGCGATTACGCGAGCGCAGCAACGCAACAAGGCGCTCCGTGAACTCGGCAAAAGCCAGGACGAGCTTCGCATTCTTCAGGGGCAGGGCTACTACACCGAGGGCGACATCGCACGGATGCGTGAACTTGAGGGCGCCATCCAAGACCAAAGAGATGCGATGGCCCAGGAGGACTCCGCGTGGGCGCGTGAGGACGCCCGGCGTCAACTTGAGGAGCAGAAGGCCGCGGCGCTCGAACAACTGACGGCTCAGCAGGAAGCCGAGAAGGTGGCCCTCCAGGATCAGATCGACGCCTCCAACGCCTCACTCGCCGCCCAGCAGGCAGCCGAACTTGCCGCCCTGGATGACGTGCGGGCCGCCCATCAGGCGGAGAAGGACGAAGCCGACGCGCACTTCCAGAAGCTCCGTGAGGACGCTCAGATCGCCTACCAAGCCGCGCTGGACGCGCTCATCAAGTCCTACAGCGACCAGATGCAGGCAGTCATCGATGAGGAGAGCCGACTGCTGGGCGAGCAGGGCAAGTATTACAACGCCGGCTACACCTTGGGCGCCAGTCTGGCGGCCGGGGTTGTGGCCGCCATCCCCCTCATCGAGCAAGCCGGTATCGCGGCTGCCGATGCGCTTGCCCGCTACCTGGAACTTCACTCGCCCGCCAAGGCCGGTCCCCTCGCCAACCTGGACAAGTGGCTGGAGGGATTCGTCCCGACCATCATGAGCCCCTTCAAGGGCCAGGACGTGGTGGGAAGCACGGTATCGAGCCTCCACGACATCATGGGGGGCGCGAAAGCCGAGCAGCACATCTTCCTCCACCTGGTGGATGACTTCGGCAGTGTGGACATTCGCAAGCTCTCCACGCTCGTGTCGGACCAGATCAACCGGAACATCCACGTCGTATCGGGGGACTGGAACTGATGTCAAACGTCGTCTTTGACCAACATGAGCTTTCCACGTACCTCGTCACCCCCGGCGTCCGCGGCCCGCTCGACCTTCCCGGCCGCGAGATTCAGCAACTGTACCTGCCGGGTCAGGACATCCCCGTGGAGAGCGTCGGGCGCCTGGTGGCCCGCCCTCTGAGCTTCAACGTGGTAGTGGCCGGGACTGACCATGCCGACCTTCTGAGCAAGCTGGCATCGCTCAAGGCTTGGGTGCACCCTGACCTTGGCTACAAGGTACTCACGGTGGTGGACCGCACCGCCCAGCAGATCATGGCGCGAGGCCGGGGCTGGAACATCGACATCGAGCAACTGCCGTACTACATGCGCGTGGCGCAGTTCGATCTCGTCTTCGACCGCTACCCCTACTGGGAGGACGTGACGCCGGTCACGGCCAACCCGGTGACGAACCCCATGGCCGTCGGGGGAGACGTGCCCTGCTATCCCCTGTGGACCTGCACGGTCGGCGCAACGCTTGCGTCCGGCCTGTCCTTCACCGTGAACGGAGAAACCTTCGAATATGAAGGGGCACTGACAAGCAGCGATGTCCTCACCGTGGACGCTGACCCCCAGGCCCCGACGCCCAAGCTGAACGGCGTCCTTGACTGGGCGAACACGGCGACCGATGCTGACTTCCCGGCCCTCATCGTGGGGTCCAACGTCATCACCAAATCCTCGGCCAACTTCGTGCTGCGGGCCGACTACCGCCGGAGGTACACGTAACCGTGGCCGAGTCTGGCTACATTCGCATCCTGGACCCGGTCGGAACCTTGGTCGGTATCCTGCCCGCAACCGTCTCTTGGCGCGCTCGGCTCCAGGGGTCGGGCGTCGTGGACTCAGCCCAGATCGGCGCCACCGTTCAGAAGGCCGACGGCACCAGTGAGGACCGCCTGTGGATGCTGGACACCGGCTGGCAGTTCCTCTTCGGCGACGGGCGCTACGTCATCGACACCATCGACGGTGATTTTGAAACCGGGCTCACCATCGCGGCCACGAGCGCCGAGCAGTCCGAGCTTGAGAACTACTTCACGAACTACTCTCCGGGCCCGGCTACGTACCTCAACTGCCTCCCCAGCCGCATGCTGGCGGCGGTGCTTGCTGGCCGCGTGGGCCGCCCGGTCAAGAACCCCGGCTTCGGGATACTCGACAACGCGAACAAGCCCACCAACTGGACGCACCCGACTGGATGGACGGCCCCGCTCGTGAGCAATCGCCGGGTCTGGCAGGCCCCGGCCGGTGGAACCGTCTCCCTCTCGGATGACCTCCCCTGCATGGCAGGCAAGCAGTATCAGGTGGGCATCACCGCCTGTGCGCTCTCAGCGGGCACGGGCTCGGCCACGCTCTCCATCCAGTTCCAGGCTATCGACGGAACCTGGGCAGAGGCTGAGTCGGTGGTCATCCCGGCCGATGGCGGCCCGCACACCGTCCTCACGGACGCGGCCACGGCTACCGGCCGACGCATGCGTCTGGGGCTCGCCAACGCGAGTGACGTTGCGGTCTGGTTCGATGACGCCCGCGCCTGGGAGATCGGTCCCGACAGCGGGTGGACGTACATCGGTTCCATGGACACCCGCCCGGCACTCATCCCCTTCAACGCCGGGACCATCGAGCGCTACGGCGTGTGGACGCTAGGCGCATCGGACATCTCGGGCGCCTACCCCGGTGACTGGATCGGGCAGATATTCAACGGTCCCTTCGTCACCATCGGGTTCGCGGCCGGCGGGGCGAGCGCTTCAGCCAAGGTTCGCATCAACGGGAAACAGTACACGGTCAGCGGCACCACGTTGGTGCCCGGCACTGCTCCCATCGACGTGAGCACGGCCGTCTCTCTCACGTGCCCCGGTCTGGACCCCTCGAACAGCCACACCGTCGAGGTGGAGATCGTGGCCGGCACCGTCAAGGTCACCGGATTCACGGTCACCACCGACAACCTGATCTCCATGCAGTGGGACTACAAGAGCCTCTTCGAGGCCGTGGCCTCCGTGGTCAAGGCGGTCGGCGGGGAACTGTCCTTCGACGCCGTTGCCAAGACCATCACGCACGTGGCCGCACTCGGCCGGGATCTCCGCGCTGCCAACGTCGTGACCTTCCGGCGCGGCTGGAACGTGACCAAGCTCGCCCGCAAGCGCGACCGGCAGAAGATCGCCAACGACCTCACCATGCTCTGCTACGGCGACGGCCAGTACCAGTTGGTCGTGAACGCCCGCGCCACCGGCCTTCGCGACGGGAAGACCAGCGAGCAGAGCTATGGGGTGCAGCGTGGGACCGCGACCGACAAGGAGATCAAAGACCTCGCCACGGCTCAGGCCAAGGTGGCGAACATGGTCGAGCAGACCTGTTGGGACACGGACACCTACACCATCGGCATCACGGACACCGAGGCGGCACTCATCGTTCCCGGTGACACCATCCACTTCCTCTACAAGACGCTCAATCTCTCCCGGCGGGTCCTCGAAATCCAGCGCTCTACCGGCAGCCTGGAAGCCAACCTCGTCGTGGGCGACCCAAGCGCGAGCCTGGAACTCACCCTGCTGGAGAACCGGCGCAACCTGGCGACGCTCCAGAAGTCCTACCAGGGCGTCCCCACGGACTCGAACACCTCCTTCTCGGAAGCGTTCGAGCGGACCGCCGGCGGCACGGACTACCCGGCCGAGGTTAACTTCTTCGTGCCCTACGGCGCCGACATGCTCGACCTCCGTCTGCGCTATCAGGTGGGGGGCATGCGCTCCTACGCCAAGGGAGCGGCGTCTGGCGGCGGGGAGAACGTGACGTCACTGGACGGCGGTGCGGATGTCCTGACCGCCGATGCCTCGTCAGAGACGACCACGACCGCCCAGGCGATCAACATCCACTACGAGCTCGACATCTCCGACACCATCGTCGTCGCGGTCGGGGAGGTTGGCGTCCACGACAAGGTGGACACCACCGATCTCCTCACCTACCACGCGCCGGCGACCCGAGAGTCCTGCCGCGTCTTCCTCGGCAACCTTGCGACCAAGTTCAACAATCACATCGGCTCGACCGACTATCACTTGGCGGCCGACACCGACAACACGATGGCGGCGCCGGATGACACGACACTGCTGACGCTCTGCGGATCCGCGAACGCGGCCAAGGACAACATCATCGCCCACGTGAACAGGACTGCCTCGCACTACGCCTTCGTGGATGACGCGCCGACGGCGGCCGACGCGAACGACGAACCGTCTCTGGTCACGCTCTGCGCGGACCTGGACGCCAGCTACACCCCGCACATCGGACGCGCCAGCGTAGGCATCTTCACCGCCTGCAACCTCATCAAGGACAAGATCAACACCCACATCCACAGCGATGTCTACCACTCCACGGCAGACACCCAGACCATCTCTTCTCCCGATGCCGATTCGGTCGCATCCGGCATCACCCTGATCGTCGAGGCGATCGAGAAGTTCAACATCCACATCCCCAAGATCTCCATCCACCGCATCAGTGACACCAGCAACACCGTGGTGGCGACGGTGACCGATGCCGACTCTCTGCTCCATGGCATCAGCGTACTCAAGGCCGCCGCCAACAACCACTTCCTGGGGATAGCCGGCGGCGCCGCGGGTGGCGTCCGCATCGGCACGTCCCGGCAGGTTCAGGTCGCCAACACCGCGCGTTCCGTCGAGTGCGCGGCGTTGGCTGGCGGCTCCGATATCGTCTTCACGGGCCTCATCCAGAACGAGGGCAGTGCCGAGGCGACCTTCCCGTGGACACTCTATGGAACGTATCCCGGGGAAGCGGAGGGCGCTATCGGTTCCGGCTCTGAGACGATCGCGGCCGGGGGATCTGCGAGTGTAGAGGTACCCGTGGACGAGGGCTATTCGGTGCGTTTCGAGGTTGAGCAGACAGGAACGGCTTGGGACACCGACGCGCTTATCGACGCTCAGACCGGGACACCGGCTGTCACGGGTCCGGCAGAAGGTGGCGGCGGCACTGGTGGCGGCGACACTGCTTCTGTGACGCTCGCGGTCGAGATTACCGCCGACGGAGAGTTCGAGACGGAAGAGTGGACCCACGGGTTCGACACCGACGCTGAGATCGTCCAGTTCGCGTGGTCGGCTTGGGACTACGACGAGACGGCCATACGCATCAAGGACATACGTGTGGTCCGTACATCGGCCACCACATGCAAGTTGGTAGGCACCGCCGATGTCATTTGAGTTGTCCTTCGACATCAGAGCGTTCAAGGGCGGCCCGATGGAGGGCGCGATGGGGCTAGACGCTCTGGCGCCCGACACCTGGGACGAGTGGGCCAACTGGAGCGTCTGGGGCATAGAGGCCAGCAGTGACATAACCGACGAGGTGTCTCATCCCACCTCGTCCACCGTGTTCGCCGTCGCGATACCGGCGGGTACTACATCGGCCCTTCTACAAATCGACGTGACGCACAGGTACGCTAGTGAGGGAGGGCCAGTGATAGCCCTCTATGAACTGGACGGGGTTGCCGTTCTCTCGCAGACCACGTGGAACTCTCGCTCCGACGGAGTCGCCTGGACCACGCCGGGAGGGGACCATGTGGCTGGCGATCCCATCGGCAGTGCGTCCGGTCCTTGGTCGCTGCATGAGATCATCGAACTCGACTTCTCTACCTTCGCGACGGCACACGCTGGCGAGACTGTGTGGCTCTTGCTTACCCCATATTCGGGTGGCATCTGGGGCTTAGAGGGTTCGGCCGTCGCAGGCTGGGATCACAACCCCTTCGTCTTCTCATGAAGCTCTTCTTCGACATAGTGGCCGTTAAAGGCGAAGCGGCCGCGATCTCACTACCCCTAGCGGCCGCCTCTGGCGCTCTAGCCAAGTACGGCGGCACGTGGCCGCTTACTGGAGACGCAGAATCGGCCACTATGACTTTCTTCGGGACTGCTGGCGACGAGTGGTATGCCGTCGCGCGGTACTATCTGGCGTTCGACACGACACAGTTCACAGTCGCGCCCTCTCAGGCCAAACTCAGGATGACCATGACAGAGGACTATCCCACATGCGGAGCGAGCATGACGATAGGCGTATACATGGGGTCGTGGGGACCAGATTTTGACGCTCCAGGCGATTGGGATGCCTTCTCGACTAAGATCGGAGAACTGGCTGGACCGTTCCTAGCGGGCGCGGTCTACGACATCGAACTATCCTCGATTGTTCTGGAAGACCTCACCTATCTGGTACTGAAGGCAACAACCGAGAGTGCAGAACCCTTAGACGGATTCGCTAATGCCGCATACTTCTATGGGTGGCTGCACCCTGTGCTTTTGGTGACGCCATGAGGAGGACTCGTGACTGACACCCACATCCACCCGATCTACGACGAGGAATCGCCCTACGTCAACTTCCTCATCTCGGGCATCCTGACGGCCACGGGCGCGCACGAGCACGGGATGGCGCACACGCACGATGTCTCTTTGCCGGATCATACACACGAGTTTGAGACGCCGGACCACACACATGAACTGGATTTTGGTATCCGTGAGAGCGCCATGCCAGCCACGGTGCGCGTGGCGCTTGATGGGGTGACCATCCCGAGCTTGAACGATTTGACGTATGTCTCGGACGCAGACCTCTTGCCGTTCGTGGCGCTGGATGGAAACGGAAAAATCACTGAGGGGTGGCACAAAGTCAGCTTCACAACCATAACGAACGGCGCTACCGGGAGCGTTCGGGGAACTGTGTTCAGCCAAAGATTTCTGGGAACAGAACTCACCTAACAAATCGGGAGGTTCAACGTGGCCGAGCAAGACATCCTGGACGCGATCGCCGCACTGGCTCTCACCGTCGCCGCCATCGACGCCAAGGTGGGCGCGGCGACCATCACCGTGATCAGCCCGGTCACGACCACGGACGACATCGGGCCCATCATCCAGGGCGACGACTATTCCACTACCGAGGGCCGCGAGATCCCCTTCAACAACGCGACCGGTGCCGGGTGGCCGTCCGACCTCACCGAGGCCGTCGCGGTCGTTCGTGTCATGTTCGATGCGCCGGTGGAGTACCCATGCACGATCATCACGCCGACGGGAGTGAACAAGCACATCCACTTGGAACTGAGCGCCGATGACACCGCGGACATGCCGGACGGTGTCCGGGATTATCGACTCGTGGTGACGCTGGATAACGGCCACGTCCAGACGCTGGCCCAAGGCCACTGGACCGTGGTGGAGACGAATGCGCCGGCCGAAGAGGGTTCTTGATGACAACACGGGAGGATGGATATGCAGAATGAGTTCGGACTGGGCTGCCAACTGAACCCCCCAGATGAGCGCGACTTCCTGGCAAGCCTGTACGTCCCCACCGTAGCAGTCGAGCCATTCGACTACCGCCCCGGCTTGGGCGTCCATAGCAATCAAGGTAGTCAGCCTCGGTGTGTCGGTCACGCCCACGCCAAGCAGTCGTGGTATTTCGAGCGGCAGCAGGGGACGGTGAACGACCTCTCCCCCGACGACCTGTACGAGCTGTGCAAGCTCAAGGATGGGAACGACGAACCCGGCACTTACCCACGAGTCGCCTACACCATCCAGCGCGACCGTGGAATCTGCGAGACGCCGTTCTACCGCACTGCACGGGCTGATGAGAATGCCCGGACTCATCGCATCGAGTCCTATGCCGGAACCAAGCACGACCCTGACTCGCTGGTGCAGATGGCGATAGCCTCGAAGTGTCCCGTGGCAATCTCCATCGAGGTCTGGCAGTCGCTGTTCGACAAGGCCCGCGTCGGTGGAGTGGTCCCCATGCCAGGAGGATACGGCGACGTTCGGCGTGGCTACCACCGCATCTTGTTCGTGGCTTACGTCCCCCAAGACGCCAACCCGTACAAGCTCTGGAACAGTTGGGGTGACGAGTACGGAGACCGTGGCAATCTCGTCTACACCAAGCCCGTCCTCGACCGCTCGACCATGGAAGCGCACACCATCATCGATGCACCCAACCTCGCGACTCGCCCCTGGGGCGACTTTCCAAACGGCTACACCGACTTGAACGGGTCCGTCCACCCGCCGACCTCGAATGGCTGGTTCCCAGAGGGCAACCTCGTCAAGACGGCCAAGCTGATGCAGGGCTACCCCGACGATATGTTCCGGCCCAAGAACAACGTCACTCAGCACCAAGTCATCACCGTGGCACGGCGGGCCGGGATCAGCGGGGTACAGGACGTGGACAACTGGAAGACCTTGGCGACGAGGGGTTGGGTGAAAGCGACCTTCCCCGGTCTGGTCTGGCTGGAGGAGCGGTGGCTGGACTTCTTGACCCGCTTTGAGCTGTGTCTACTTCTGGCTCGTTGGCTGGTGAAGTGATGGACACCATCTACCTGCCCTGCGCGGAGTGCGGCCAGCTAGTAGAGGTGACCGCCCTCAGAGCGGCAGAGTACGCGGACACTAAGGCACCCGTGCTCTGCCGCGTCCACTGGTGGCCGACTCACCCCGAGCCGGTCGCTGCGGAAGCTCCTGCCACTGGTGGAGTGTTCCAAGACGAGTCCAGTCATATGCTGGTCATCCGGCACCTGAGCCTGGACGACCTGAAGCTGTGGCTGCTCTCTCAGCCTCGCCCTGGGGGAGCGCCACGTTTCTTCGTGTTCCACCACACTGAGTCGCCGACCGAGGCCCAGTGGCATGGAGCGTCTTCGGTGCAGGGGTGCTTCAACTACTTCCGGGACGCTCGGGGCTTCCCCTACGGTCACGGGCCGCAGTTCTGGCTCTCGTGGGACGGCATCTGGATCGGGCACCATCCGTCCCTGTACAACCAGGTCGGGGCGACCGATTGGAACGGGTACGTGCTTCACATGGAGCAAGTCCACAACGGCGACGCGGGGCCGCTCACGGCGGTTCAACTGGCGATGGCCGGCCGCGCCGCCCGCATCATCTGCGAGTGGGCCAACATCCCGCTGCAGTGGGTGAATCTCGGCAGCAATGGCGGGGCGCTCAAGACCCGTGACGGCCTGACCATGCACCGGCAGTGCTACATCAACGGGCAGAGTCCAAAGTCCTGCCCCGGCACGTACATCACCCAAGCGCAACTGCTCACGGCCACCCAAGCACAGGAGGAAGACATGCTCTCCGAACAAGACCACTTCTGGTTGGCGAAGGCTCGGAGCGACAGCATGGAGCTGAAGTTCCTCCGGCTCATTGACCAGGCCAAGGCTGCGGGCAACATCGCAGAGGCCACTCGGCTGCAGGCGGTCCTTGACCACGACCTGGCCGCCGAGAGGTTGAAGCTCGATCCCAAAGGGGAAATCTGGCCTCTCCCAAAGCCCTAGCCGACCTCCTCGACGCCCAATGGTTCGGGCCGCATCACAGTCCAATCACTGGAGTGATGATTCTCCGAAACCTGGAGGAGTTCGGCGTCCCAGTGGTCGGGCAACTGTGCGTCCTCGGCAACGAGTCATCCTTGGGGGACCCCATACTTGGCGGTCCCATCACTGCCGTCGCCTGTAACTACGGCAACATCCGCTACCGTGACCGGACACCGGAGAACGCCTGCTGGCACGACTACTCAAGCGGCAAGATGACCGGAGTGGGGGAGGGCGTGTGGTTCATCTTCCCGTCACCGGATGTTGGTATGCGCGCCTGGGGGTGCTTCCTCAAGCAGTCGGCCGGCGGGGCCTACATCCCACTGTTGCGGCAGAAACGATACCGCGAGTTCGCCACCATCTACTACGGTGACAAACCCGGCCTTGACCAATACGTGGCCGACCTGGAGGAGAAGGACGCGAGATACATGGCGCGCTTGGCTGACGTTGGGTTCTGACCTTCCGTCCGGCTGTTCTAATGAGAAGGAGCGCAAAGGCATGACTGAGTTTTCGTTATTGCAACTGGCGACTATTCCGGGAGCTGTTGCTGCGGTTAGTCTACTTTTGACTGTGCTCAAAAGCGTTATCGGTGAAAAGTACACCGATCAGATCAATCGCTATTGTGCTCTTGGCTTGAGCGCCGCCGTGATGGTGGCGGCAGTCGCAGCCTCAACGCCGGGGTTACTCTGGTGGGGTTACGTGCTAGCCGTGCTGAATTCCCTGGTCGTCTGCGGAGCCATCCTCGGAGTGACGGCCGCCTACCAGAACAAACTGCGCCAAGACCCCGTCATGGCGCCCACACCGGACGATGAGATGAAGGTAGTGGATCCCAAGACCCACGACAAACCGCCCTGGTAGGATGGAGGACTTCCCGGTTTCGCTCAGTCCGGCTACCGTCGGCGTCATCGCGATGGCGATCCCGTTCATCGCCCTCGCCATCACCCAAGGGGTGAAGGGCGCCTTCTACTGGTGGAAGAGGATCCCCGCCAAGTGGAAGGCCAGTCTGCCCGACAAGGTGGTCTGGATGGGGTTGGCCGGGGCGATCTGCATCGGAGCATGTCTGGCGCTGAAGCTCGATGTCGGCGCGTCCCTGGCCGGGAACGAGTGGCCCACATGGCTACCCTGGTGGCTCTCTGCCATCGTATCGGGGATCCTCCTCACAGTGCTGAGTTCCAAGGTCTTGTACCCCGCCCTGCTCGCGCCGGCCAGCAAGGCCACAGCCCAGGCCGCAGTTGCCGCTGCATGTGCTCGTGTGCTTCCTGCCCCCGCTGTAGATCCTCCGACGGTGCCTGCGGACCCCATCCCCGCGCCGCCGTCACAACCACTGGAACCGCCGCCGGCGACCCCGACCCCCCCGGCGGCGGTTCCAGCACCCACGGCCCGCCTCTTCCTCGAGGTGCATCAGGGCGGTCCAGACCGGTTCGTGCTGATCGAGGACGGCACGGGCCAACATATCTATCCCTGCTCCTGACGGAAGGAGGCAGCAACATGGCATCTGCACGTCGCACCGCCCACCTCGCCCATCTGGCCCACGTCGCCCACGTCGCCCATCTGGCACATCTGGCGACCCTGTAGCAACGCTCTGAAGCCCGCACCGGGAGAAGGAGGATCCACACATGGCATCTGCCCGCCGCACCGCCCACGTCAACCACGTCGCCCATGTGGCGACCGTCGCTCGTCAGGCGGCCCACAGAGCGCACGGCATCGCCGTAGCCACCGATGTCCGCCAAGCCGCTCACACGGCTCATGAGGCCCACGAGGCCCATCTGATCCAGGAAGCGCAGGGATAGTGGACCAGACCATCCCACGGGTGTTCCACAGGATTTGGGTGGGCCCCGCCATGCCAACCCTCTTCGAGACGTTCGGAGAGGGCTGGCAGCGGCTTCATCCAGACTGGAAGATGTGCCTGTGGACGGAGGCCGAACTTCCGCCCCTGGTGAACCAACGACTCTACGATGCGGCCTCGGACATCTGCCCCGGCTTCGAGGGACAGTTCCGTTCCGACCTCGCGCGCTTCGAGATCCTCCACCGCTACGGCGGGGTCTACATCGACACGGACTTCGAGTGCCTGAAGCCCATCGACGCCCTGCTTGAGGACGTGGATGCTTTCTGCGCGTGGGAGATTCAGGACGAGGTTGCCAACAACGCCATCATGGGTTGCGTCCCTGGCCATCCCCTGCTGTTCGATCTGGTAGCCGGTCTACCGGACCGGGTGAGTCGGCTGGCTGGCTCTCGACCGGCGAAGATGACCGGGCCGCACTACCTCACTTCGGTCCTGCGGAGGCACCCGGACGTGAAGGTGTTTCCAGAGGAGTGGTTCTACCCGGTGCGGTGTCATCAACTTGATCGGCTGGGGCACTACGACCAGTACCCTGACGCCTCTTGTCTTCACTGGTGGGGAAATCAACATCGGCTCAGGAAGCGCCCCCTGCCTTCCGTCTCTGACATTTCGCGTGGTCACACTGAGTCAATCAGCGCCGACTGAGGAGAAAACCGCTGTGAGCGTATCCATACCGGAGGACCGTCTGAAGATGCTGGCCGCGCTTGAGGGGCTGATCTCTGACGAGATGGGCCTGCGACTTGCCGAGCTTGCCGCAACCGTACCGGCCGACGAAGTGATCGTGGAGTGCGGGTCGTACAAGGGCAAGAGCGGGTGCTACCTCGCCGAGGGCGCCCAGTGCGGCAACGGGGCCAAGGTGTGGTGCATCGACCCCTGGAACCTCGCCGGTAACATCACCGGCCGCTTCGGTTTCGCAGAGGAGGACACCATGAAGGCGTTCTGCTCTCAGGTGGGGAGCACGGGACTGGGCGAACGCATCACCGCCTTCCGGGCTTTCGGCGCCGACGCTGGCAAGGAGTGGACCGGCCGCCCCGTGGGCCTTCTCCACATCGACTCTCACCACACCTATGAGGGCGTGATGGGCGACTTCACCGCATGGGAACCGCATCTCGCGCCGGGGGCCATCGTCTGCTTCGATGACTACGACAGCGAGAAGAAGTGCAACCGCGGAGTCACTGAAGCGGTGAACGAACTGGTGCGCCGCGGCGGCTGGCGCTGCTGGGATCTACAGCCGCATCCGGCCGTCGGCTTCAAGTAGTGAGCGAGACCCGCCTCTCCGTCTCCATCATGGCTCACCCGTCGCGCTCAGGATGGGTCCACGATCTCCAGGAGAAGGTAGGCCTCGAGGACAGCGCCGTATCTTGGGACCGCAGCCTCGGCCTATGGGACACATGCTCCCGGGCCTGGAGGATGTACCACCCGGACGCGACTCACCACCTCGTTCTCCAAGATGACGCGCTCGTCTGCCGCGACTTTCGGGCCGGGCTCGAAGCCGCGCTCGCCTCCCGCGCTCCCTTCGACACCATCGCCTCCCTCTTCGTGGGGACGCCTCACCCGGGTGCCACGGGAGTAGCGCGCGTGCGGCAGCGGGTGGCGCTCGCTGAGGCGGACGACTGCTCATGGCTCGTGCTGCCGACGCTCCGGTGGGGACTCGCGATCGTCCTCCCGGCTTGGATCATCGAACCGATGCTCGCGTGGGAAGGTGGCGCTGCCTTCCCGGCAGACGACCAGCGCATCGGCCGGTATTGCCGTGACGTGATGGACTGGCGCTGTTGGTACACGTGGCCGTCATTGGTGGACCATCGCGAGGGTCCGTCGCTTCTGGGCAGCGGGTTCACGCGAGCGTTTCGGTTCATTGGCGAAGATGCCTCGGCCCTTGAATGGAACTGGCTGGGGCCCGTGACCGGGAGGAGATGCTGAATGCGTATCGCGCTCACGATCGACACCGAACACCCGGATAGACCCTGCGACCCCGAGAACCCCGAACTCATGGTGGAGATACTCAAGGCCGAAGGGGTGAAGGCCACCTTCTTCGTGCAAGGAGCCTGGGCGCTCTCGCATCCGCATCTGCTGCGGAGGATCCGCGACGATGGTCACCTCATCGGGAACCACTCGCACTGGCATGCGCCGATGACCAAGCTGCGGGAACCGGGGGCCAAGGAAAGTGTGACCAAGGCCGAGGCCGCCATCGTAGCCGTGTGCGGGGTTGACCCCCGGCCCTGGTTTCGACTGCCTTACGGGGACGGAGCGGGCCCACGCCATCCAGGCATGACAGAACTTCTCGACAACCTTGGGTATCGCCATGTGGGCTGGGATGTCGACCCGAGGGACTGGGATCCCGAGGCCACGCCGGCGTCGATACTCGAGTGCGTGAAAGACGTCATCGCTTCCAAGGCAGACCCCGTGAAGATCGTTCTCCATGCATGGCCGGATGCCACCTTGTTCGCCTTGCCGCGGCTCATTGAGAAGCTGCGTCTTCTGGGTGATTTCGTGAGATTGGATGAAGCATGAGCGACTTCGACACGTTGGCCTACTGGGACGACCGCTACCGCCGCGGCAAAGGCTCCGGCTTGGGCTCCCGGCGCAGGGCGGCGCGGACCAAGGGGAATTTCGTCAATACCCTGATCGAGAGCGAGGGCGTGGCGTCCGTCATCGACTGGGGCTGCGGTGATGGCCGGGTGGCCTCGCGGCTGCGGGTGGCTCGGTACCTGGGTCTGGACGTCTCGCCCGAGGGCCTACGACTGTGCAAGGACGCCTGTGGTGACCGCCCCGGTTGGGCCTTCGCCCTCTATGATGGAGTCACCCCGCCGCCACTGCCCGAGGCCGACCTCGCGCTTTCCCTGGACATCATCTTCCATCTGGTGGATGACACTCTCTACCGCCGGCACCTGGAGCTCGTCTTCGGGTCGGCGCCCCTGGTCTGCATCCAGTCCAGTAACAAGGTGGAGCGCGGGCGGGCGCATGTCCTGCACCGGAGGTTCTTGGATGACGTACCGAAGGGCTGGGGCATCGTGAGCAGACCGGAGGACGAGATGGAGGAGGAGATCGGCATGTGGGTCTTCCGCAAGGAGGAAGCATGACCGTCACCCTGTCGGCGGCCATCATGGCCCACCCGATGCGCCAGTCGTTCATACCGGATCTGCTCGCCGCACTGGGCGACCCCGAGCTCCCGGTGATCTGGGACCGGTGGGCTGACCGTTGGGATACCGGCCGCCGTGCCATGCTCGCCTACGACCCCGCCTGTACGCATCACGTGGTCCTCCAGGACGACGCGGTGCCCTGTCGCGACCTCCTGGCCGGTCTGGCCGCCGCGCTCGCCTACGTGCCCTCTGAGGCCCCTCTGTGCGGCTACGTGGGTCGCTACCGGCCGCGGCTGCCCTTCCTTGCGGATGCCGTGACGACGGCGGACGGCATGAAGGCGTCGTTCCTGACCATGCACACGCTGAACTGGGGACCGCTTGTCGTGGTGCCCACCGAGGCCATCGACGCGATGGTGGCTCACTGCGACACGCTCACGACCATCCCCAACTATGACCGGCGCCTCTCCCGCTACTGGGAGCTGGAGCGCGGGGTGCGGGTCTGGTACACGTGGCCGTCGCTGGTCGACCATCGTGAGAGTCCCTCGGTGGTACCCGGCCGGCCGATGGCACGACCGGGTCATCCCGGCGGCCGGGTGGCCGAACACTTTCTGGGCCGGGACCGGTCGGCGCTCAAGGTGAACTGGGACGGGCCTGTGGTGAATGCGGCCGGCGGCCTACTCCCCGAGATCACTATCGACCGGCGGGGTGGGCAGTGAACGGCCCCATCTTCACCAACGCCCAGATGCAGAAGGCGAAGCGCGAGCGACCGGAACCAGTGCGAGCGCCGCGGGAACCACAGCGTGAAGCCCCCCTCCCTCGGACGATACCCTCCGACAGGGAGATCCGGCTCTCGGCCGCCATCATGGCGCACCCGGCCAGAGCGGGACAGGTCGAGCATCTCATCGGGAAGCTCGACCGCGAGGTGCCGGTGGTCTGGGATCAGTTGCAGGACCGATGGGACACCGGTCGGCGCAGTATGCTGGCGGCCGATCCCGACTGCACCCATCACCTCGTCCTCCAGGATGACGTACTGATCCCTCACGACCTCCTGGCGGGCCTGGAGCGCGCTCTGGCCTACATCCCTCCCGAAGCTCCCCTCGTGGGCTACGTGGGCCGTCTGAGGCCCCAGAACGACAAGGTGAAGGATCTCGTCGCGCTCGCCGACCGCAAGGGCGCATCGTGGATCACCATGCGACAGATTCACTGGGGTCCGCTCATCGTCGTGCCGACCGAGACGGTGGTGCCGATGATCGAGTTCTGCGACCCCCTGGTGGACATCCTGAACTACGATCTCAGGCTCTCGCGCTACTGGGAGGAGTGGGGCATTCGCGCATGGTACACGTGGCCCTGTCTTGCCGACCATGCCGACGGCCCATCGTTGGTACCGGGGCGCACGGGTGTTGACCGCAAGCGCCCCCGGCCGTCGCGCGTGGCGCACAAGTTCTGCGGCGAGGAGATCTCCGCTCTGGCTATCGACTGGTCGGGTCCGATGATTCGCGGACTCTGACCCAAGTTCTCTCCCTCCCCGGCTGCCCCCGCCTAGACCGACGCCCAACGGTCTAGGCGGGGGCCTTTTTGTCGTTATCCACACAGTATCCACAGGTTGTGAACAACATTTCACACATGATGAAACGGGTTCAGTCCTGGCTTAGTGGCAGTTGTCCACAGGAATGGGACTGCTTATCTTTACTACCTAGGGAGGAACAAACCTAGGACACACCGAGGAAGAACCAGCAAACCATCCACCCCCCCCGCCCCCTCCTTGAAGGAGTGGGAGCGGTCAGCGATGACAGTGAGTACCTCACACGTTACACATCAGGACATCCGTGGTACAATGGCCGCATGGACACCGTGGTGACTACTCGCGAGATAGCCAGGGAATGCGGGGTGCTACCCGGCACCGTGCGCCAGTGGCGCTACCGCTTCGATGACTTCCCCGAGTATCTCGCCGAGTACGGGGGCACCCTGGTGTACGACTGGGATCTCGTGAAAACGTGGTTGTCCGAGCATCACCGGGACACCGCGCCCAAGCAGGACGGGTAGGCCGGCAGAGCCCGACATTGATCACCGGCAGGACGGACTGACCACCTTTCGTGTCCAGGGCCGTCTCGCAAAGTAGCCCGTCAGGTTTCGACCCGGCGGGCTACTTGCATGAGAGGGGCAGTCGATGTATGGTGTACTGTAACGTCCCAGACACAGGAGATGCGGATGAACAACCCAGGTGGCTCTCGGTTCGATTCTTGCATGTACGAGAACCTCCACCCTCCTGTGGTACCCATGTACCTGCCAGAAGCGAGGAAAACGATCCTGGTCAAGGTGCTGAAGGTGTGGCCGGACGATCACCGCGATGTCGAGGGCCTCAACGGTACGAAGTATCTCGGGGTGCCGAGCGACTGGTTCGAGGACACAACCTTGGAGCGTGGAGAATGAACGAGCGTCACCAGATCGCCGAGTTCTGGCGCGAACAACGCGAGGAACACCGCCGCGAGCGCCACGAGACGTGGAAGGCCCGCATCGGCATCGCCGTGGTCACCGTCTGCTTCGCCCTGGCCCTCTCCAACGCCGGGTGGTGGATCCAGTTGGGTGTGACCGGGCTGTTGGTGGGCGCCTGGTGGCTGGTGTTCGAGCGATGAAACTCTACCTCGCCGGCCCCATGTCCGGGAAAGCCGACTTCAACTACCCCGCCTTCCACGCGGCAGCCGCAGAGCTTCGAGCCGCCGGGTATGAGGTGGTCAACCCGGCCGAGGCTGGCGACGATACGTCGCTCCCGTGGGCGCACCACATGCGCCGGGATATCAAGGCGCTCACGGACTGCGATGGGGTGGTGATGCTTTTCGGCTGGACGAAATCGCGGGGCGCAAAACTTGAGGTGACTATCGCTGCCGCGCTCGCCATGGACACGCGGTCGGTCAAGGGATGGACGGGGGGCGAGTGGTAACGCAAAAGGCCCGCTGGCGTTGGCCGGCGAGCCCTTGCGAAGGCCCGGACGAAGGGATCTGTACTCAGAGTAACACGGGAGGAGCGGCTATTGCTGTCCGCTGAAATAAGAGTCTGGCCGCACCGCCGCCATTTCCGGGATCGGGCTGAAACGATAATTAGGAGGGGCCATGTTGTAGGTATCCGAGGGGAGGTATGACATGGCCCGTCTCAACCCGAACCCGCGCATTGAGAAGCGCAAGGACTTCCGCAATCGCAGGCATCTACTGTGGGGCTGTATCCAGCCCGGCATCGGTGCCCGCCGTTGGGCCAGCAAGGAGTACGAGCATCGTCTGAGGCGCCAGTGGCGGGACGGCCGGTGGAACGATTCAGAGTCAGTGAGCCCAACCCGGTTCACACACCGTCATTCGGCGCTGTGGGATATCGGCTGGTAGCGCGGACCATTCTGTCGAGATCGGCGAAATGGTTGGACGCGTGCCTCTCGTCACCCTCCGTGCCATACGCCCCATCACCCTATCGGCGTCAGTAGGGTGAGCAATGGCTCACTCAATGGCTCAAAGCCATTCACTGAGCCATACTGCCCCGTCGCGCTAGTACAGGCGGCGGGGCTTTCTGTCGTTCTATAGCACGCCTGTTGACGGCCGGTAGCACTCGTGCTAGAGTGACGGCATGGAAACTTTACTTACCACCAAGGACATAGCCAAGCTCGCAGGTTGCCGCCCGGTGACCGTGCGTTCATGGCGAGCTAAACACGGGGACTTCCCCCGCCCGGCGGCCGTCTACGGCGACACGCCCGTGTTCCGTCCCGACGAGATCATGCGCTGGCTTCTGCAGCGTGGGAAGGTAGCGGCATGAAGTTCCCTGCCCCCGCGCCTACGGTAAGGCAGGGGACTGGCGTCTCTTCTCAACCTGCACGGATCGCTGAACTTGAGCGAGCCTTGGCGAAAGCCATCAAGCAGGCGAACGGCCTGCGCCACTACGCCAATGAGTTGAGGCACCAGGCCCAGTTCAACACGCCTGATCTCGACTACACGTTTGAGACGTTCGGCGCACGGGAGCCAAGGGCATGATCCCTACCGACTCCATCATCGTCGGTACCCGGCGGCGCAAGAACCTCGGGGACATCCAGTCCCTTGCCGACAGCATTGCCGCAATCGGCCTACTCCATCCGCCGGTTGTCACTCCCGACCATCGGCTCATCGCCGGAGAGCGGCGGCTTGCAGCCGTGCGTCTGCTCGGTTGGACTGAGACGCCGGTGACCGTCCTCGACCTCGCGGACATCCTGCGCGGCGAGCATGACGAGAACGTCGAGCGACTCGACTTATCGCCGTCCGAGGCTGTGGATATCGCTCGGGCGGTGGAGGATGAGGTCCGGACGCCGGTAGGTGTGAACAAGGCATATCGGGAGGATAGCGAAAGTTTCGCTATCCCTAGCGGTCGCACGGTGGACAAGGCCGCCACCTACGTCGGCATGTCCGGCCGCACGCTGGAGAAGGCGCGGCGCGTTGTCGAGGCCGCCGAGGCGGATCCCGTACTCTTGCCTCTCGTCGAGAAGATGGACAAGACGGGCAAGGTTGACGGCGCGTACAAAGCGCTGCAGAAGGTCGAGCGCGAGACGGCCCGGATCGAAACCGACCTACCTCAGACTCTGACCGCGCGGGTGATGCAGTCGGACGCCTGTGACTTTCTGCGCATGGTGGCCGACTCCGGCGGTGCGGACCTGCTGCTCACCGACCCGCCCTACTCGACCGACGTTGACGACGTGGTTGCCTTCGCCCGTCATTGGCTCCCGGTGGCGCTCGACGCGGTGAAGCCTACCGGCCGCGCCTACATCTTCACGGGCTCTTACCCACAAGAGATGCACGCCTACCTCGACGTGCTGCTCTCTCAGCAACGTCTGATGCTCGACGATGTGCTCGTCTGGGCCTATCGCAACACCATCGGCCCGGCGCCCAGCATGGGCTACAAGCGAAACTGGCAGGCGTGTTTCTACCTGCGCGGATCGGCGGCTCCGTCTCTCAACTGTGAACTACTCACCGAGCAGTTCTCGGCCCAGATCGTCAACGCACCCGACGCGCGCCACGAAGTGCGCTACCACACCTGGCAGAAGCCGGACGATCTGGTGGAGCAGTACATCCGTCACGCCACCACGCCGGGGCAGCTGGTGATTGATCCATTTGCGGGTACCGGCACGCACCTTCTGGCGGCTGCGCGGTTGGGACGCCAAGGGTGGGGATGCGACACGAACCCCGCCATGCTCGCTATCTGCGAGCAACGCGGACTCACGGTGACGGCATGAGGGCGGTTGTCGCGAAAGACCTGTCCGACAGCGCTCGCGACTTCGTGGAGATTGTCTGGCCGGTTGTGTCTCCGTGGTTCGGCGGCGGCGCTCTCATCCCCGTGGAGACTGTCACCGACAGCGGCATGGCCAGGTTGATGGACATGGCGTCCGGTATCGACGCCTGGCATCACCAGGAGGAGCTTGGTATCCGAGGCATCGCCAGTCGGATCCAGTGGGAGACGGCCTGGGACACCTTCACCATTCGCTACTCGCGCACGTCCGGTGCAAAGACCGAGTACGAGAAACGTCTCAGCGCGATCGAGTCTGACCGTGGCTGGATTTACCCGCACCTGTGGGTGCAGGCGTATGTGAGCAAGAGACAGGATGGAGTTCTTCTGTCGGCCGCAGCCATGAGAACCGCAGGCCTCATACGTCTCGCGCAAGAAGTAGTCGATCTCCCCCGCAGCATCGCCGGGCTCTACGGTATCAGGCGGACCTCAAACGCATCCTTCATCTTTGTGGACTGGGACTGGGCGAAGTTGCACGGTGCCGACATCAAGATATTCAGGTGCTCCTGATGTCCATCCTCATCACAATTCTCATCGTCGCCTTCTACGCCGCCGCCTTCGGCATCGTCATCAGCCTGGCCATCAACGCCGCCCGGTGTGACCGGGAGAAGGGACGGCAACCGTGAGGCTCCGGCCGCTCTGGCTCTGGTCGTGGCGGCGCCTCGGCGCATGGTTCGGGATGCCGCTCGGCCTGGCGGCGGCGTTCGGGATCCTCGGGCTGTTCCCGCCGCGGTGATCCAGGCGCGCGACCACAGAGTGTCGGCGTCGATACCTCGATCCGAGAAGCCGCCACATGACTTCGGCGTGGGACGTCGCTGCGCAGTGTGTGGCAGTCAGGTGGGCCGATACACGAAGCCTGCGGGCGACTTGGCAGTGTACTGCGATCTGCACCGCGACCTGCAGCCTGATGAGAGCCGCCTGTACTGCGGTTATCGCAATCAGAAGGTGACAGACGCCGAGGCGGACGCCATCCGCGAACGCTACGCGCAGGGCGGGATATCGCACCGCGACCTGGCCCAGTTATACGGGCTGAATCGAAGCACCGTGACCGGGATCATCAATCGTTCGACGCACTCTGGGAGGAGGTGACATGAACAGAACACGCATCGACACGACCATCATGGCTGCGAGTGAGAACGAGTACGCGGTCGTGGACGACCTGAGGCAGCAGATCGAGTACCAGCAGCGGGTGCTCAGGCAGTCGGCCATAGACGCGCGGCGGGTGCTGGCAGAGCTGGATATGGCCATAGCCGTGGCGGCGCACATGGAGCGCGTGAACAACACGCTGGCGACGGCCGCGAGGGAACGCAACGTGGCCATGCAAAGGAAAGCGCCCGTTGACGCGGGCGCTCGGAGTGCCGCTTGAGTGGCGGCTGAGAAACAATCTGAGAGGAGTGTAACACCATGAATCTGCGACTGTCAAAGAGCAAGTGTTTTCGAGGAGGTGAGCGGCGATGAAGCTCTGCGAATGTGGCTGCGGCGAACCGACCAATCGAATCACCAAGAACCACAAGGCGACCGGAGCGGTTAAGGGAGATTTCTTCCGGTTCGTCGCCGGGCATTACAAGCGCTCTCCCGCAGCGCTCCACGAACGATACACCCTTGACGACCTAACGGGATGCTGGAACTGGAACGGTTTCAAAGACTCCCACGGCTACGGAAGGGTGAACATCCAAGGTGAGCATTTTGCTCATCGCTACGTCTACCAGCAGACGAGGGGTTGCATCCCGGTTGGTATGGAACTCGATCATCTCTGCTGCAACCGGGGATGCGTCAATCCTGACCACCTGGAACCCGTGACGGAAACCACCAATATCCGGCGCAGCACAGTAGCAAAACTCACCGCCGTCCAGGCCCGTGAGATTCGTGATTTGGGAAGTTCTCCCGGTGCCATGCGCTATCAAGACATAGCGGTCATCTATGGCATCAGTTTCCAGAACGTGGGCCACGTGGTCCGCGGTGAGAACTGGAAGGAAGCAGTATGAAGACTGCCGTTACGTACTCAGAAATGAAGGACCGGCGTCGGTGCCCATACAAGGGCCACCTGAACTACGACCGTCGTCTATCTCCCATCCGCAAGTCGGCTGGGTTCCGCGAGGGCTCCGTGATCGACGCGGGGCTGAACGCGCTGTACAACGATTGGCCGGCGTACAACTACGACACGATGCTGGTGGCCATGCGGGTAGCCGAGCACGAAGAGTCCGAGCGCATCGCGGCCAAGATGGATCTGTTCGAGGAAGAGTGGGTGGCCATCCGCGAACGCGCCGAGACGCTGGAGCAGATCGCGGCGCTGTACGTGGACTACGCCCGGACGGCCGACCAGTTTGACGACGTGATCTGCACGCAACTGGAGGGCCGGACGCCTGTGCTTGCACTGAGCGGCCGCGCCTCTAGCCGCTTCGACTACCGATACAAAGCCGACGGCCTGGTGGTGATCGACGGGCAACTGTGGCTCTTGGAGAACAAGGCCTGGGCCACGGTCGACCGTGCGTCCATCGGTCTGCTGGCCATGGATGAACAATGCGGCTGGTACCTCTGGGCGCTCACACAGCAGATCAAGCGCGGGACCGCGGACCCGGCCGTCATGCGGGCGGTAGCGGAGTACGGGCTGCCCGTGGGCGTGTTCTACAACGTCATTCGCAAGAAGGTTCCCACCGTCCCGGCGCTGCTGAAGAAGGGCGGAACAAGCCAGGACAAAGCGGTTGACACCACGCACGCCGTCTACCTGGCCACCATCCTGGAGCGCAGCCAGGACCCGGCGGACTACGCCGAAGTGTTGGAACTGCTGGCGGCCAAGGGTGACACCTTCCACGTGCGCGAGCGGGTGTACCGCAACGCGGACGAGTTGGCAGAGATAGGTCAGAGCATCTACGCCACCACGCGCTTCCTGGCCGACGGTTTCACCTTCCGCGTGGTGGACCGGACCTGCACCCAGTGCGCCTACAAGCCGCTCTGCCTCGAGCGCTCCGACGAACTGGAGCACGAGGGCTACTACGTGCGCGAGCGGCGTCACGCTGAATACGAGACGGAGGAAGTGGCGGCTTAATGAGCAAACAGCAAGGAGTGGCGGCATGACAACCGCGAATCCGAACATCAAGAGCACCAAGGACCTGGCCATGGACACGGCCAAGGTGGTGCTGTACGGGCCGCCGGGAAGTGGCAAGACCACCGCGGCGTCTACCTGGCCGAAACCGCTGTTCCTCTCCGCCGAGGGCGGGCTGCTGTCCATCCGCGACCGCAACGTCGACGTGTGGGAGATCAACACTTGGGAGGATCTCGAAGCGGCGTTCGACTTCCTGCGCAAGGGCGGTCACGGGTACCAGAGCGTGGTGCTCGACTCGCTCACCGAGATGCAGAAGAAGCTCGCAGACTACGTGGTCCGCAAGTTCCCGGCCGTGAAGCGCGCCTACATCGACCTCTCCAGTGAGTCGGACTGGGGCTACATCATTGACCGCTCACGGAAACTCTGTCGCGCCTTCCGCGACCTGCCGCTGAACGTGGTGTTCATCACGCTCTCGCAGGACGTGGAGGTGGACGGAGACAACGTGACCCGTCCGGCCATGAACGGCAAGACGCTGCCAGACGAACTCTGCGGCTGGGTCGACGCCGTGGTGTACTGCGGCGGCCCGACCAAGGCAGAAGACGGCACGGTCCAGTATCGCGGGCAGACCGTCGCGGCCAAGGGACGCCGGGCAAAGATCCGTGTCCCCGCCGGCCAAGGAGTCCCGGCCGTGATCCCTCTGACCTTCGATGCCCTTCACCGCGCCATGTTCCCCGAGAAATACCAGGAGGCCAAGCATGTCTAACGTAGCCGTGGACTTCACCGGAGTCGAGACCGGCGGGTACCTGCCCGCCGGCATCTACCGCGCCCGTGTGTCCGGCCTGGAGCGCAAGGAGGGCCAGAAGGCCCCCTACCTGCTCTGGACGTTCACCAGTGCCGAGCCCGACACCGAAGGGCTCAAGAGCACCATCATGACCTCGCTCTCCGCGAACGCTCTCTGGAAGCTGAAGGAAGTCCTGCAGGCGTTCGGCGTCAAGGCCGACAGCCCGCTCCGCTTCGATACGGAGAAGTTCGTCGGACGTCCGGCCATGATCGAAGTGGCCAACGACCCCTACGTCGGCTCCGACGGCCAGACACGTGACTCCCACAAGATCGCTCGGGTGTTCGGACGCGCAACGGAAGCCACTCCGCAGGAGACGCCGAAGGCTCAGGCGCCCCCGGTTGACGATCGCTCCGACATCAGCTTCACCAACGAAGAGGCGGGAGACGATGACATCCCTTGGTAGCGCCGTCTGCACCACCTGTTCCGGCCCCGCCCTTGACACCCGCACCGGCTGCTGGGAGTGCCCGCGCGGCGGGGATGACTGGGACTGCCACGAGTGCGTGGCGGACGCCATCGGGTATGAGCTACGTCTGCTCCTGGAACTGCGGCGGCCGGTCGTCCCGGCCCCGCAGGCCCTGCGCGAATGCGAGCCGCTGGACGACGACTGGTGGCCGGCGCGATGAACATGACAGGAGAGGAGGAGGGGTGATCGAAACGGTCATTCACTACAGGTGTCCCACGTGCAAGTCGGTCTACGACACAATCGACGAGACGCAGTCATGCTGCGACTCGCACTGCCTGCCTGAAGACTTCAAGGTGGCAGTCGCGTCTGGCTACTCAACTGGCTACTCAAGGGCCAAGAAGTTCCCGAACATGATCATTCTCGAATCCCGAGGTGGTGCCACTGCCCCGTATCAGCAGATGGTGGGGCTGACCAACGAACGGGTGCTGGATGCGAAGGACGTGGTTCGGTGGCACGACCCAGAGTGTGATGGGGAATGAACGCCGCCTTGGACGACCTCAAACAGACCCGCCTCGCGCTCGCCAACGACCTGATCGTCCACATCGGTGGGTGCGGTCGTCAGTTCTTCCTGAACCGCGAGAAGAACTCCATTTCCCACTTCTGGATAGACCTTCGGGGCCGCATCTGGTACTGGGACGCTCACTCGAGGCATTCGATCTACACCCACTATGCCGGCCGGTGGCGGTACTTCTGCGAGGGCGGGACGCTCGAGTACCTCATTCGCGCCCTGCGGGACTTCATCCAGACCGGGAAACTCCTGCCGCGCAGCATCTTCGGACCCTGGCCGGAATGGTGCGACGACGACCTCTGGGGGTACGGCGAGGACATGGAGCGCATTCGCGTGGCCGCCCGTACTCTGGGGGTCACCCTGTGAACCGCCCAACCTGCCCCAACCACCAGGGTATCTTCATCGACAACCGGCCCTGCCGGCGGTGCGGTCATCCGATCGCCATACCGAAGGACCGTCAATCTGTCCTAGCCCAAGGGTTTACAACTCAGGAGGTAGAGATGACCAAGGTGATCGAACGGCATGAACCAGTCGCCGACGCCCCCGAGGATCCCGACTACACCGGCCCCCAGTACGAGTCTGAACCTGAAGTTGAGGGTGAGACTGACCCGCAGCCCAAACCGGCCCCGAGCTTCAGCGTCTTCGACAACAACACGGGTGAGGTCACCCAGATGTCCCTCATTGGGGCGCAGTGGGAGATCTATCAGGTCTACTCCACCCGGCTCTCGGTGAGCGGTGGCGACGAGTTTCTGCAGGCGATGCTGGACAAGCTCGTGACCGGCGAACTCAGCCCCGGCGCCATCGTCGAGATCCACGCCCGCGGCATCGTGAAGGAACACGCGCCCATCTACACCAAGGGCATCCACGAGGGCAAGACCACCATCGTCCTGGACGTGATCAGGTCGGTCGACGTCACCGGCCACGTGAAGGGCACCAAGGTAGAGGCGGCGCTGAACGTCGACGGAGAGCCGAAGGATCAGGTGGAGGATGAGGTGCCTGTCGATGAGGAACCCGAGCCGACAGACGAGATCATCGAGTAATGCCTGAGATGACGATGACCTTCGAGATGGCATGCTCGTGCGGCCAGGATCTGGAAGGACAGGCGACCCTCTCGGTCAACCGCCGGGGGGGTCTGGAGGTCGGGGTGACCGCGGAACCCTGCCCACGCTGCACCCAATGCGCCGAGGAGAAGGGCTATGAGGCCGGGTACACCGAAGGCTACAACGAAGGGGAGAACACATGACTGACCCTCACCCTCAACCAGAGCCTGACAGTTCAGAACCTACTACCTTCTGCTGCGACATCTGCGCCGCGTGGTGCTCGACTGGGGATGACCCGTGGGGCCATGAACGGCAGGGGGAGTGCCAGATCTACGCTCCACACGTTGGTGAGGAAGCATGGCCGGCGACCAAACCCACCGACTGGTGCCTGGACGGAGCCGACATCACCGGCTGGGAGCGCGTCATGATCATGGGCGCGTGGGTCTGGGTGCCTGTGATCGAGGATGAGGACGATGACTGACGTCAGTATCGGCAGCATCAACTGGCGTGGCTGCGATGACTGCGTTCACAGCGACGAGGAGGAAGGCGGCTGCGCGGTGCCGATCGCGCAGTGGCAGAAGAACCTTCGTGTGGAGGACAAAGCGGTGTACTGTGGGAGTCACGATCTCTTCGCCGAGCATTGGTGCGAGAGGTGCGTCCACTGGCCCGCGGATGACGACTCGCCCATGTGCGCCGTCGAAGAGGCGCATTTCCTCTACAACTACGAGCTCTGCAACAAGAAGGACGACCCGGGCAAGGTCATCCTGGAGATGCTGATCCCGATGGAGGGCGTCCAGGGCCGGCAAGTGCGCCATGTTCTGGGAGAGGCCTGTCAGCCGGGCCCAGTTGACGTTGGAGGTGGGGGGTGGCTCGGCTCTGGGCGATGCGCGAGTCCGAGATCCGCGCGTGGGACCGCGGGTTCGATGATGGGTGGGAAGCGGCCCTCAGATGCCCTGTGGCGCGTCCAGACCCGCTGGAAGGCATCGACTACCAATGCGGTTGGCGGCAGGGCTTCACGGCGGCCACAGGAGCCGCAGAATCGATACGGGAGGAAGAGGCGGGGTGAACGAAACCAAGGTCTGCAAAGAATGCGGCATGGAGTACCCGAAGACCCCCGAGTTCTTCCACGTGAGGAACCGCGGAGATCGTCGGGCCCCCGAGTACAACTGCCGCTGCAAGCCTTGCCACGCGGCCCACATGCGGGAGCACCGGCGCAAGTACAGCAACGCCTTCGTCATCAGCGACAAGGGCCAGGCGACACGCAGGAGGAAGCCTGTAGCCACGCCTGCTACGACCTGGGCGATCGTGGTGTACGTGCGTTACCCGGACGCCAAGGTCGCCCGGCAGATCGTGGTTGGTGGGTACGCCGAACTGCGGCCGATGTTTGATGAGACGCCGTATCCCACAGCTCAGGAGTTCGACGATGCCGTGGAGGCTTGGCTGGCGCTGGAACCGGTGGAGATGGAGGCGTGAGCGCCATCACCTTTGAGATCCCGGGAAGACCCGTGCCCAAGGGGAGGCCCCGCCATTCTGACAAGTACCCCTGCTGGACGGAAGAGGAGATTCAGTTTCTCCGGGATCACTACCCGGAGCGAGGCAAGATGTGGTGTGCGGAACAGTTGGGCAGGGGCGAAGGCGCGACCCGGGGCAAGGCATCTGAACTCGGTCTTCATCTCAGCCATTCTTCGCCGTTTTGGGAGGAATTCCAGTCCCGCGCAGCAGCGTCCAAGGTCGGCAAGAAACGTCCCGACCAAGCCCTCGTGATAAGACGTCTCCACGACGAGGGCAAACTCAAGAAGACGCCAGAGGCCCGTATCGCAGTGGGGGTGAGGACGAAGGCATGGATAGCTGAGCACGGGCATCCCCGAGGGGCTCTTGGTATGCAGCACACTGCTGAGACGAAGGCCAAGATCGCTGCGAAGGCGAAAGCGAGATGGGCAGACATGGACGATGAAATGCGGGACGCCTACAGCAAGCGAGCCTCGCTGCTGGGGATGCGGACGGTACAGAATCGTGAGAAGGCCAGTTGGAAGGCCGGCTGGCGCGAAATCGGAGGTAAGCGCAAATACTTCCGCTCGCGTTGGGAGGCCAACTATGCTCGATACCTCCAGTGGCTCAAGGAACGAGGCGCCATCCTCGAATGGGAGCATGAGCCCGAGACGTTCTGGTTCGAGGGCATCAAACGCGGGTGCATGAGCTACTTGCCCGACTTCAGGGTCACTGAGAAGAACGGCAGTGTGGCCTATCACGAGGTCAAGGGCTGGATGGATGACCGAAGCAAGACAACGATCAAGCGCATGGCGAAGTACCACCCCGAGGTGACTCTCATTGTCATTGATGCGGGGCAGTATCGCGCTCTCGCAAAACAGATTGCCCCTCTGCTGGATGGTTGGGAATGATGCCCGGCCGTGGATGGGAAGCAGTTCGTCAGGATCACTGTGGAGGTGACGCTTTGAATGCTCGCGGCAAATGGAGCATCCCCGAGATGTACCAGGGGATCCGCTTCCGCTCGAAGCTCGAAGTTAGTTGGGCCAAGTTCTTCGACGGTCACCACGTCCAGTGGGCCTACGAGCCCGAAGGTTTCCACATCGGCAACGTGTACTACCTGCCGGATTTCTACCTGCCCGAGATCAGACCATCGTGGAAGTCAAAGGCGTACTGGACGCCACCGACGAAGCGAAGCTCGGGGCGCTCGTGCAGCCGGCCGCCAGCCAGGGAATCATGCTCATCCTCGCCGAGTCAGGGCGCTATCGACTGTGCCAGCCGTCACCGCAGATGTGGCAGATGGGCCGGGAGGTTTCGGAGTGTGCCACGGTGGCGGGCTGGTCCTTCAGCATCGAAGCCGACCTCGACAATGAGGTGGCGTTCGTCCGATGCGCCGAGTGCGGCAAGTGGTACTTCGAAGAGTCCGCGATGGGGTGGGGATGCCCGGCCTGCGGACACAGCGACGGAAACTGTACCTTCGACCTTGTTCATCCCGGATCGTACAACTGGACGTGCCATGACTGTCCGGACTGCGGAGAAAAGGGGATGAGAGCCTTCATCCCTGGATACCAGATTCGATACGAACACCAACGCGCCAGGAATCGGCTCAACAATGCCGTGAAGGGCGGCTACGTGACTCGGATAACAGCATGTGAGGTTTGTGGCAGTGAAGATGGGGTGGAAGCTCACCACCAGGATTACTCCAAACCCCTGGAAGTTCGGTGGCTTTGTAAGGACTGCCACTATTCGCATCATGGCGGACGGAGGGGGGATCCGAAATGAGCCGCCTACGGAATCGCATCGTCAAAGCTGACTTCTGGACTGATGCTGAACTGTTGCGATGGCCCCGCGACAAGCGGGAGACATACCGGGGGCTCTGGGCAATCGCCGAGGATTCAGCCTGTCTGGAGGATGACCCCTTCGGCTGGAAACTTCTTCTGTGGCCCAGTCCGATGGATGCCGACATCACTGTCGAATTGCTCGCCACATGGCGCGATGAACTCGTCGCGACCGGCAAGATCATCCCCTACACCGCCGAGGGGAAGACGTATCTGTACATCAAGAACTTCCATCAGCACGAGAAACCACGTAACCCGCAACCGCCGGACTTGCCCCTTCCACCGTGGGTCTTGTGGCAGACCACGACGGTCGAACGGAAGGATTCTGGACGAGGTAGGCAATACTCGACGAATAGCTACGTTGTACTCACAGACCTACTACCACAACCGTATGACAACACTACCGAAACCGTACCGTTGTCATACGACAACCCTAACGAAACCCCTGTCCGGTCCTGTCCTGTCCTGTCCGGTCCTGTCCAGTCATTAAAACCTCTTTTGTCTTCGTCGGACGGAGCCGACTCAGGCTCAAGTGACGATTCGTCCTCGCCAGATGCACTCGCGGAGGATGAAAGTGACGATTCGTCCTCCATGAAAATCACTCGCAATGCTCCGAAGAAACAGCAGCACGCCGAGGACGTGAAACGTTTCCCTGAATTCTGGCAGCGATACCCCCGAAAGGTCGCAGTCGCCAAAGCTCGCGAGAAGTGGGGCGTGGCTGTCGGCAAGGACACACCCGCCGCCATCCTTGCCGGACTTGAGTTGCAGAGGCCGGAGATGCTGGCGAGGATAGCCGCCAAGGAGACCAACTGGGTTCCACATGCGGCCACGTGGCTGCACAACGAACGGTGGAAGGACGAGGTACCGAAGCAACTCTCGGCTCTGGAAATGATCGACGCGGAATGGGGGGGTGAGGACGAGTGATTATCCTCGATCAGTTCCTGGCCAAGCTCGAGGGCGTGAAGAAATCCGGCGGCGCCTACATTGCCAGGTGCCCCGCTCACGGAGACCGGCGTCAGAGCCTCTCAGTGACCCAAGGCGGCGACGGAAGGGTGCTGGTCAAGTGCCACGCCGGCTGCGCGTTCGAGCACATCATCGCGGCCATGGGGCTTGAGGCGACCGACCTCCTGCCGGACCGGGAACGACCGGCACCGGAGCACGCCACCATCACGGCTACCTACGACTACGTCGACGAGTACGGGACGCTTCTGTTCCAGGTCTGCCGCATGAACCCGAAGGGCTTCCGACAGCGCCGCCCCGATGCAAGCGGTGGCTGGGAGTGGAAGCTGGGAGACGTTCGGCGCGTGCCCTACCGGCTGCCACAGGTCATCACGGCTGCCATGGCCGGCCGACGCATCTTCATCGTCGAGGGCGAGAAGGACGTTCACACTCTCGAGGCCTGGAATCTGGTGGCGACTACCAACGCCGGCGGCGCGGGCAAGTGGCTGGAGGAGTTCGCGGAATACCTCGAGGACGCTCACGTGGTCATCCTCCCGGACAACGACGAAGCCGGGATAGAACACGCGCGAACCGTGAATGCCTCACTGGATGGCAGGGTCAAGAGCGTGAGGATCATCCAGTTGCCCGGGTTGCCCCAGAAGGGTGACGTCACCGATTGGGTGCGCGCCGGCGGGACGCTCGAAGATCTCAAGCGACTAGTGCAAAGTCCGGCCACCATCCCCGGTGTGACCGACATGAAGGCGATCATCGGGGGACTCGGCAGGTACAAGACGGAACCGATGCCCCCGGGAGTGGACTATCCCTGGCAGATCCTGAACCGCCGGACCCGCGGCATGCGCCCAGGGTGGTTCATCATCTGGGCCGGGTATCCGAGCTCGGGAAAGACCGCAGCCTTGCTCGAGATCTGCTTCGCGGCGGGCAAGCGTGGGCAGCGGGTACTGCTGAACTCGCTCGAAATGAGCAAGGAGGAACTCGGCTTGCGCATGATCCAGCGTTGGGGCCTGGATACCGGGCGTCTCTACGGCAACCGGATGACCGACGACGACCGCCTGGCCTTCGACCTGGCGTACAACCTGCCCGGCTACGAAAACGTGCTGTACTGCAAGGAGAAGACGATCCCGGCGATAGCTGAGCGGGTGGTAGAGCTGAAGCCGGACCTCGTCGCCATCGACTATATCGGCCTTATGGATATGGGCAGAGACAGCCTGTACGACGGCACCACCAAGATATCGAGGGGGTTGAAGGACCTCTCGCTCGAATACAAAGTGCCGACCGTGGCTCTCTCGCAACTGACGCGGCCGCCGGACAGGGGCTCCAAGGAACCGCATATCCCCACCATGTTCGACCTCCGCAACTCGGGCGCGCTGGAGGCAGACGCCGACCACATCGTGATCGTATACCGCGATGAATCCAAGGACGACGAGCACGGGCACCCGACCGGTGAGTGTGAGGGTCGCTTCATTGTCGCCAAGAGCCGTCACGCGGCCGCCGGCCGGCCGATACCCTTCCTGTTCGACGGGAAGGCGCTGACCTTCGCCATTCAAGACCCATTGGAGGATCGCATGAGAGAACAGGGCTGGTCGGTTCTGGAAGGCGGCCAGGCATGACCCGCCTAACCCGCGACCCGTCCCTCATGCTCCTCCCCTCACGAACCGTGAGAATCGTCCACGGCCGCGATATCCGCGAGATCGAGATGGGCAGCGGCGCCGCGGCATGGGTGGGACGTTTCATCTGGCCAAAGGATGACGCGGAGTGGGACCGGATCATGAGGCAGAGAGCGGCGGTAAACCAGTGAGCCTATTCTTGGGCGATTGCCTCTCCGTCATGGCCGACATGGAGCCGGACAGCGTAGACGCCGTGGTGACGGACCCACCGTATGGGCTGGAGTTCATGGGGAAGGAATGGGACCGGCTGGCCTGCGTAGAGAGTTCGGGCGATACGCTGGCATGGCGCGCGGGCCACGGCGGAAGTGGTTCGGCAAGTCCAACGGACGGGACGCCCTTAGGTGGTTCTGGTACAAGGGTCAGATACGGCCGTGCTGGTGTTGCCGCTCAGGAGTGGCACGTCGCCTGGGCCACCGCTGTCCTCCGCCTCCTAAAGCCCGCCCACTACCTCGTCGCCTTCGGTGGCACCCGTACCCATCACCGTCTGATGGTGGCTCTGGAGGATGCTGGCTTTGAGATACGTGACTGTCTCATGTGGCTGTACGGCTCGGGCTTCCCCAAGGGCAAGGGCAACCTGAAGCCCGCCTATGAACCCATCATCCTCTGCCGGAAGCCGGGGAAGGGTGTGCGGGCGCTGGGGATTGACGAGTGCAGGGTGGGGACGGAGGAAATCACTAGCCTCCATTCCAAAATCCTGCGCCACGGTGGTCAGAATGATAGACCGTGGATGAGTGATCCCGATCATGAGTATCCCAAAGTCGCTCACTCCGGTCGCTGGCCCGCCAACATCATCCTGGATGAAGAGGCGGGGGCGATGCTGGATGATATGAGCGGGATGAGTAAAAGCACGGCACAGACCAGACACAACGGAGCATTCAAGTCTGTTGCCAAGGGTGCGGAGACAGAACGCGATTCATTCGGTTTTGCCGACTCCGGTGGTGCCTCCCGCTTCTTCTACTGTGCCAAGGCCAGTAGGAGCGAGCGCAACGCGGGGTGCGAGGGGCTGGAGGAGCGAAGATTTGGTGTCGGTGACGAACGACCGAGCGGAAGTTTTGGCGACCGTATCGGCCCGCGTCCCGACGGCGGTCTTCGGTCCACTCCCGTCGTCACCAACCACCACCCCACCGTCAAACCCGTCGCCCTCATGCGCTGGCTCGTCCGCCTCATCACGCCCCCTGGTGGCACAGTCCTTGACCCCTTCATGGGGAGCGGCACAACTGGCGTGGCGTGCGCCCGAGAGGGACGAGAGTTCATCGGGATTGAACGTGAGCCTGAGTATCTGGCAATAGCCGAGGCACGAATAGCCGCCGCGAGGGCCTATGGGGTGCAGGGGGTGCTGCTTTGATCCAAAGTCACCCCAACCGCGTCGAAGCACTGAAAAGCATCCTCCCGCTCCTGGAACTCCACCTGGACCTCATCAGCCGCGTCCGCTCGGCTCTGGGGTCCGCCTGGGAGTCAGAGCCCTCGCCACTGGACCAGCCACCGAAGCCGCGCTTGCTCACGCCCGACATGCTCTGCACGGTGAACTGCGCCGAGTGCGAGGACCGCGTTCATTGCCGGGACGAGGCCTGGATGCTGCAGGCCCTGGCGCTGCGTCACACGTACCACCTGGACGCGGTGACGGAATCCCTGGAGCACCTCGCAGGAACGGCTCTGTGGGGCCGGCAGTGGGCCTCGGCGGTGTACTGGCAGTACGTGGAGCGGTGGACCTCCTGGAACCCGAAGAGGCGGCTGGAGTGGAGTGAGCGCGGATTGGACTTCATGGTGGAGGATGTGGCGGTGGATCTGCAGATGTTCCGGGTGGGGAACCGGCAGACGGGTGAGGTGTCCCGCAAGGATGAGATCGTGAGTTTGCGGGAGGCGGGACTCTCCTACCATGCGATTGCTCAACAACTGGGGTGCTCGAAAACCACAGTATCGGCCGCTTTGTCTGGGGGAAGGGTACGCTCTGGGCGGATTGTGTACGCCTCCAGCCCTTGACTTCTCATCGAGCGTTAGTGTACTATCGGATAAGGTAGCAAAAGCCATGAGCTACCCAAGGCTCGCCAGCCGTTTCGAGAAGCGCCACAGGTACCCGCCTTGTGGCGCTTCGCATTTCTCCCGGAGTCCAGGGTGACCGCATTGCCAAGTCCACGGCCGCCCCATTGGTCCGGCTACAGGTCCAGCTTCTGCGCTTCGTCCGCCCTTTGCCAAGAACTTCCCTGCAAATAGATGCTGGTCACCTGGGTACTGCTATGACCCAGTTGCGTTTTCAGAGCTTCGAGCGTCCCGCCATTCCCCAAGAAGCGGCTTGCATAGCAATGTCTCATGGCATGAGGGTGGCACCGCTCCGGGTCGATTCCTGCGCGCATGGCGAACTTCTTGAAGAGTCTTCGCACATGCGAATCCGTTAGGCGCGCGCCGGTGCGGGTACTGAACAATGCCCATTGCGTTGCGGGCAGCGAATCGAGGTACGCGCGGAGCTTGCCCACCAGCGTGTCTCCCACGTACACTTTTCGAGCGCGGCCCGATTTGCTGAGCGCTGCCGGGACCCAGATGCTTCGCTCCACCAAGTCCACCCGATCCCGATTGAGTGTCAACGCCTCATTGATGCGCAGCCCCGTCCCGGCGAGCAGCTCGAGCAGCATGCGGTCCCGGGCATAGGTCGAGGCGCGCGGATCGCCCACCGTGTGCGGGTCCATCAGGCGGTCGAACTCCATGCGGGATAGGCCCTCGGGGACGGTGACGCGGTGGCGGGTCGCGGTGGTCATGACTCCTCCCTCAAATCGCACTCGTCCGCGGTGCATTCGCAGTCGGCACAGGAGTCCACAGCGTCGCTATTGCAGGGCGGCCGCGGCTTGATGGGCGCCAGAGCCGATTCCGGAGTCCCCCCATTGCTCATTGCAGCGAGCACCGCCGGCCGCTTGGCGGCGAACCACTCCAGCCAGTCCGGCCACCAGTACAGGGCGCCGGCGGCGCAGGCGCCGATGGGTTTCGGTCCCCGACCGCGGAGTATCCATTTGCTCACCGTGTCCTCCAGCGTTCCGCTGCGCCTGGCGATATCGCGAAACGAGACGATCGGGAAGGGGTCTTGCCCGCGGGTGAGGGTCAGACGCTTGTTCATTGACGTCCTTTCGTTCCGGAGTCTGGAGTCCTACGATTGCCCATTGGCTCGGGTGCGGTCGGCCGCCCTTGCATGTCAGTACCCCTCCACGTCGGACAGTTTCACCATGGGTACCCAGTCGCCCGTGCGGTGCTCACGGGTCTGCTGCATCCTGACACTGCGCGCCATGCTCGGCCGGTTCGGCCATACCTGGTAGCAGTCATCGGCGAGACAGGCACTTACCCGGTACGCGGTGCGCTCCGGTGCCGGGTGCGGGTAGTCGGACCGGCGCCCTAGTGGGCAGGTGTAGCGTTTCATCGTTCCTCCTGTCTCATTTCTCTTCGGCTTCCTGCGTCCCCCCGTGGGGGGATTCGGTCGTGGTGGTCATCACGCGACCTTAACGGCCAACGTGCGGCGGCTGTGTCCATCCCAAGCGCTCAGGATAGTGCGGTCCGGCAGGTCTGGGCAAAGGGTCCGCCATTGCGACCATGCCGTGTATGCGTCGCGTGTTTCGAGCAGGATGATCGGATCGTTGTACTTGTTGCGGCGGGCGAGCATGGCGATGCTGTACGTGGTGGGGATGGATGCAGTAGAATCTTTCATGGTAGCGGTCCTTTCGCTATCCTGGCGCCCGGGGATTGCCGTCCTACGGGCGCCGCTCTCTGATAAGCCGACTCTACATCATGCTCTGCTGCATGTCAAGCGATATCGGACACTACTATAGAGAATCTCTCGGCGCTTGCATTTCGTCCGCCAATCGGCGTACACTCCAGGAGACGGACCCACCATCCGCGCATCGCTCGTTAGAGGAGCATCGACGTTCGGCGCCCCGAGGCAGCGTGCTCACGCAACGCGATAGCGACCTCACGCCGTGCGTACGCCAGTCGTGGTCGGCAGGCGATAATCCTGGGTGGTCGGTAGGAAACGCTCGTAGCCGAGCGTTTGGGCATACCCAGGGGCATTCTCAATCTACTCTGGAGCGCGGCAGCGCGAAGGGCAGTACGGCACGAGCCAACACCACGACTCACCACGGCAGCGTGAGCATGCAGAACAGCAGCGCATACAAGCAGCGCATCATGATTCCTTGAGGCTTGAACAGCGGACCAGCGCGGCGCGCGTCTCTGAGCATGCGTCGTGCGTCTCTGAGCGTCTCTGAGCTCCACCAGTCGTGAACAGCGTTCTAGGACTGTGCCCGGCCCACACTATTGGCTCATTGGTAATATCGCCGAACCTTGAATGGTAAGCCAGAGCGCAACCAATGAGCGTACCTGACTCAGATGTGCCCAGCTGTAGCGTTTCCTATGTAGAAACGATACGCATGTGCAGGTTTGACCTCGAATCGAGCCACCACCCCCCGTGTTTCGCCTCGATCGAGTCTGTTTCGGGCCTCGGCAGGGGCCTGGGGATGCCGGTCAAGGTCCATGGCGCTCGGCGCCCCAAGCATCGTCATGGCCAAACACGGGGGGGGTCAGAAATCGAGCCTCCCCTCAAAACGTGTCCCGCCTGCAAGCGCACACTCCCTCTAGACACCTCGTACTGGTACCGCGAGAAGAACCGCCGTGGTGGTGGCTGGTCAGGGTGGTGTAAAGCGTGCCATACCGACGGTGCAAGACGCCGCAAACTTTCCCCGAAACGCATAGCCGAACTCGACGCTCGTGAAGCGGCCAAAGCACAGGGTGCCATTCGTTGTCCCCTGTGCGGCGAAGTAAAGTCGGCCACCACCGAGTTCTGGCATAGAGACACGTCGTCTCCCTCCGGTTTCCAGTACCGCTGCAAAGCCTGTGAGAGCGTCATGAAGCGCGAACGCCAAGAACGCCTCAATCCCGGCTACCTCGAACGGCTGGCGGCCATCGAGTCCAACCGGCAGACCCGTACCGAAGCCGAGGCTGAGAAGATGCACATGTGGAGTGGTGGCGGGCGTTCAAGTCGCACCTCACTTGTGAGCAGTGCGGAGAAAGCCATCCGGCGACTCTGGATTTTCACCACCGCGATCCGAATGAGAAGGACGCGAACATAAGCACCATGATCGCCCGTAACTGGAGCAGGAAGAGGATCCTGGACGAGGTAGCCAAGTGCATCGTCCTCTGCGCCAACTGCCACCGCAAGATGCACTGGGTCGAGCGGTCCTAGCGCAGGTTCGAGTCCTGCCGCCGCTACCTAGCCCCAACACCGAGGAGGTGTCCATGACCGACTACTCCCGCACCGTCATAGTCCCCGGCTACATCGGACCCGAGCGCCGGGCGGAGTCCAGCGAAACCGAGCGCGAGATGACGGCGTGTATCCGTGGCGCGTGCGATCAGCGATTCCTCTCGCTGGAGAAGTGGCAGGAGCGGCAGAACGGCAGCCTTGAGCGCATCGAGAGCAAGGTCGACAAGCTCTTCTTCGGGACGCTGAGCGTCGGCGCCGGGCTGATTGTGGCGGTCGTTGTGGAAGCGTTCCTGAAATGATCGGCCTCGACGACCTCATGACACAGGCGCGACCCATCGTCGAGGAGATCGAGTTCCGCAAGTCGGCCAAGCCGGCCCGCCGGGAGGACGACTTCATGGAGATGCTGGCCGACATGATCGAGGACCGTGCCGCACTCATCGCGGGGGAGTCGCAGGAGGACCACGACTTCGTGAATGGGCTGGGTTCGGCGTTGCTGTTCAAGTTCCCCAGCTGGGGTCCAGACCGGGTCAGAAGCACCCTGATGGAAGCGGCTGAGATAGCGGATAGAAGGGGGTGAATGATGCCCGTGAAGGAGTTTGTACGAAGAGTGCCATCAAAACAGGAGACGGGGCATAGCCTCACCCCAGAACAGCGCGTCCAGATCTCCCTGCTCTGCGCCGCCGGCCGACCTCGGCCCGAGATCGCCCAACTCGTGGGCTGTTCTGAGAACACTGTCACCAAGTGGCGACACCTTCTCTCGGGTGAGGAGTGGGACCGCATCCAGGAGGAGCAGCGCAAGAACCTCGTGGACGCCGCCATCCCCATCGTCTTCGAGGGGCTGCGCCTTCTGTCCCTGAAGCTCGGCACTGCCACCGTCCGCGAGCTCGTGGGGGCCGTCAAGGTCATCGGGGAGCAGGCCGCGGCCTGGGGCGGCGTGGGTGCCCTCTCGCGCGGTCAGGCCGTCACTGGCGACGAGATGGAGCAACTGCTGGCCGCCGGCGAGGAAGACGCCCTCATCAACGGCGACGAAGAAGCGATCCGCACCGGTTCGATCGAGGGCCTCAAGGCCTTCGCGCCCGAAATGGAAGGAGTAAAACCATGATTTCGCCACAGACCATGCTCCGAACGATCATGGGGTACCTGAGCGACATCGCCAATACCGTCGCGGGCGGAAAGGTGACGGTGGATCTCTCCGACGCCGACATCGCTCAACTGGCGGGGGCCATGGCGGCCAACCCGTTGACCGACACGCAGTTGCGGGCGTCGGCGGTACCTATTACTGGGGCCGTTACCACGACGGGCACGGTCACCGAAGCCAGTGCCAGCGACATCAAGACGGCGGTTCAGATCATCGACGACTGTCTGGTCGCGCAAGGCACCACCGCCCCCAGCAAGATCAACATTGTCGGCGGCAAGTCGAACGATGGAACGCCGCAGTACAAAGAGTTGCCGCTGGGCGCCGGCGCGCGTTCGGTCATCGTGGAGGGCATATCCGGTGGTACGGCTGTTCCTGGCGCAATCTCCGATGGGGCCGATGTGACCCTCGGAGCTAAGGCAGATGCGAAGAGCACGGCTACCGACACCACGCCCGTGACCGCCATGCAGGTGCTCAAAGAGATCAGCTACATGGAACAGAATCCGGCCATGAGGGCCGTCACCGTTCCGCTCAACCCCACCAACCTCGTCCCCAACTCCACCCAGGCCGATCAGGCCCTCACCGTGGACGCCACGGCAGGTGGGGTGCAATTCGCCGCCTTCCATGCGGACACGACCCACGTCATACTCGATGTGCAGACTGCTCAAGTCCGGGTGACCTTCGACGGCTCCGCGCCTACGGCCACCGATGGGCACATTCTGGAGGCCGGGGACTGGGGCACCTGGAGCAAGGCACTGGCCGTCGCTGCCAAGTTCATCCGCACGGGAGCCACTTCGGCCACAATCCATTGCTCGCAGACCAAGGGGGCCTAGGCGATGAGAACACAGAGCCTCATCTCTCGTGGTGAGCTATTCCGTCGCTTTCTGGGTGCCCGTCAGGGCCTGCGGCTCGGCTGGGTGGACGATGATTCGTTCTCCATCGCTCCAGGCGCGGTGCAGTTCACTGGGGGCTCCTATTGGAGCCTGGCTGCGACTACCACCTACACGTTCTCCATCCTCGACACTGGGGCGCGCGCGCAGGGCAAGGACTACGCCGTGTTCGCCACGCCGGACGGTCCGAAGCTGACCCTCATCGCTACGGCCCATGCTGGAGATGGACTGCTGCCGTCAGGCTACACGCTGACCAATAGCCGTCTGCTCGGCTACTTCCACAACGGCAAGGACGTGGTGGGTGGCGGCGCCGACGGGGCCATCTTCCAGTACTCGATCACTTCCAACGACCTGCTGAACATGGCCGCTCCCTACCGCGCCCATCCCGAGCTTGCTCCAGGTATACCGCTTCCGGGCATGGTGAAGATCGGCGCACTCGCCATCGGCATCTACCTTGCCAGCCACGAGGACGCGACCGCATCGGCCGTGGGAACCTCCGCCTACCCCACCAGTCGCTACGGTGTCGTGCCCTGGCACACGGTTCAGGGCTGGGACGCCATGGCCGCACTCAGAAATGTGGGCTGTCGTATGCCTACCTGGGAGGAATGGCTGGGCTGCGCGGAGTGGAACCCCGGCAGCATCACGCCGGCTCGGATGAACGGCAACACGGCCTACGGATCGAGCGATGACGATACGACCACCTATCTCGCACCTCCCGCCGCGTTGACCTCCGCGCTCGCTGGTGCGGGAGCGGGCGTTCTGGGCAACGGGGTGTACAAGTACAAGGTCACGCTGGTCAACGCCACCGGCGAAACCACCGGCGGCGCGGACAACGCCGGGACCACGGTGGCGGACTACACTACGAACGGCCAGATAGCTCTCTCCGGTATCCCCACTGGTGCGGCGGGCACCACGGCTCGCAAGCTCTACCGAACCAAGGTCGGCGGCAGCACCTACTATCTGCACGTCGCGGGTACGGCGGCTCTGGCGGACAACACCACCGTCGTCTACACGGATAACACCGCCGACGCCACACTGAGCGCGACGGTAGAACCCGGCTGGAATACCACGGGCTCGCAACAGGGGACGGCCGACCCGACACAAGCAGGGCGGACTCTGTGTGGCACTGGGCCACGCACTGCCGTATGGACCGCCACCAAGACTGCGCGTTCCTGGTACTCCCCTGCCGGAGTATCAGACGCTGTGGGCAACATCTGGGAATGGGTTGGACAGTTCTTCGGGGGTCTGCGCGGTGGCTGGGCTGGGGTGGGCGGCGCGGTTGGCGGCGCCACTTCGTGGAGCACGGGCGCAGGCTACAACGAGGGCGACCAGGCATACAACTTCCTGGGCCAGAGCTATAACCCCGACAGTGGTGGATACACCGAGGGTATTCCAGCTCTCCTCTCTGTGGGCGGCGCTTGGGACGGCAGTTCCCTCGCTGGGGTGCGAGCAGCTCTCGCGAACATCTCCGCGGGCCACGCGGGCGGCGGCATCGGTTTTCGCTCGGCCAGGTGAGTGTTCGATTTTTGACCTTTGGTCTTTGAAATGACCTATGTGACGTTTCAAGAATTGGCT